GCTCTCTTGCCTCTATGTAGGACATTTCGCCCCTGCCTTTGCATAGGTATAGAATTTCTCTTGTGAAGTTTTCTGGGCCTAGTGCTTCAACATCAGCGTTGAGTCTATCAGATGATCCCCAATAGTCACGCCAGTCTGATTCTTTGTAGCCTCTGCGTTTGTTCTTTTTGCCTTTTAAAGGTGGCTTTGTAGTTTTAAACTTTGCTAGTTTCTTGCCTATATACTTTTGCCCAGTCTTTAGATTGGTTATGAGATAAACAAAGCCTTCGTATTCATCTGGTATAGTATCAATTTGTTTGCCTTCATAAGTCCAATGCATGAACTTATATATTGTTAAAGTCTGTGCAAAGTCTGCCTTCTGGTTTAGGTGAGATAGTTTCTACTAAAATATCAAATGCTAGACTTACACGGTCGTTATCTTCTTTGTGGGTCGTAGAACTGTGATAAAGATAGCTAGGAAATAAGGTTATGCCGCCTTCTATATTAGGCACTGCATATTGAACATTATGATCAAACGGATTATGATATATTGTTTGTGTATCATAATTATCTAAATGCATGTTTCCGCTAAGATACGCATAATGTGTAGCACCGTGATTGTGTTTTTCTATTTTTTGTCCAGTGTGAGCAATGTTAGCCCATGAATTTACAAAACATTTTTCTGTTTTTATTTTAAGTTCTTTGCAAAATTTTCTATATTCGCTTTCTAAGAATTTTTTTAGATCTAAAAATGCGTCTATATTACTAGTTTCATAAAAAAGATCAAAGTATCTAAAAGTAGCTGTTAAACTTTTGTCACCTAATCCTGTACCACCGTCATTTTTATTTTCGTTTTTGTATTTTTCTATGATAATAGGACCATTAGTTGTGATCCAATCTCTTATAATCTTTAGATTTTCTAAATTGGTATATTGTGTTGTCCAGAGGTGTATATTCCATTCTGGAGTAAAGGGTGTTTCGGGACGCATACTTCTAAAATTTGTAATCAATTTTTTGTTTTCCTTGTAGTTTGGTGCTTTACGTGTATCTCGTCCATTCTAAGTTTGGCAAGTTCTCTAATTTCTCTAAGACACTTTCTAACATATCTGTGTGTTCGCACAGAATTGCGCTGTTCAAATATTTCGTTTGCTTTAAAATATTCTAAATATGCTTTTGCAAGTTTATCTTGTGTATCGTCGTCTATCATTCTACTATGTCAATGTCATTAGCATAACTTGTAAATCCATTTTCCTTTATTACTTTGAGAACGTGATTTACTCTACCTACTAATTCGTCTTTGTGCGAAATTAAGAAAATGTTTTTATCACGTTCTCTTGTCATTTTCTTTAGTATAGCTAGTGAATTTTCAACACCAGCAGTATCCATACCTGAGTCAATAAGCTCATCAATAAACAATAAGTTTATGTGCTGATACAAACTTTCCCAAACATCGCGGAATGCAAAACTTAAACCAAGTATTAGTCTATTTCGTTCGCCTCGCGATAAGTTATCAAAGTCTAAATCTTGTCCTAGCTGTGTGATTTCAACAGTAAGGTCGTTTTGGAAAACTACTTGGTGTGGTAAACCTAGTTTATCAAGATAATATGTAAGACGATTATTGAGATATGCAAGATTTTGATCAATAATTTTCTTACGAATAAATGAATCTTTGTTTGTAAGTAATTTTAGCAAAAATTCTTGGTGTTCTTTGAACGATGTAAGTTTGTTTACAGAATCCCAGTTTATGTCTTGTAGTGCGGTTTCTTGTAAATCTACAATTTGTGTTTCGTATGGATCTTCTTCTTGTTCTTTTGACAGAAGAGACTGTTTTAGACTATCAACGTTTTGTCTATGATCGTAAGCTTCTTTAATTGTTTCATAAAATGTGTTTGGACGTCCATTAATGTTTCCAATTTCATCTAAACCGTTAAGCACATCTTGTAATTTGCCAGCAACTTCTGTCTGATATGCCATTGCATCGTTTAATTCTTTTGTTTTTCTTAACTCAATTTCTTGTTTTTTGTCTGCATGAAGTTCTTGTCCGCAAGTATAACAAGTTGCATCTTCTAAATCTCCGATTTCTTTTTCAGCTTTTTCTACAGACTTAGTTGCACGTAACAGTGCACTCTCTAATGTGCTTTTTTCTTTATTAAGAGCCGTAATTGCATTGTTCAGTTCTTGCCAGTTTTGCAATTTTTCGTGATTATCGAGTTCTTGTTCAATGTCAACACGTTCAAGTTCTTCGATATTTTTAGATAATTTTTCGGTATCTGTTTTCTTTTTTGCTAACCATGCCTTTTGATTTTTCTTAAGGCTTTCAATTGTTGTTTCTATTTTACTGTTAGCTGCTTGGATAGCTTCTATTTTAAGAGTTTCTTGTGTAATTGCATCTTTTGTAATACGAGTTTGTTCTTTTAGTGCTTCTGCTTTTTCAGTTAATAGGGTTATTCCTAGTAATTGTTCAATAATGGCACGTTGATCGTTTGCTCTCATACTTAAAAAAGGTTCCGAGTACGTATTAAGTGCAACAACATGTTTAAACATATCATGACTCATACCTAATAGATCATTAATAGAATCTTGAGTCTTTCTACTGTCACCTTGAGATTCGTCAACTAGTTCCTGTTCTTGATCATTTACATAAAATTTAAGAACATTTGGAGATCTTCCTCTTTCAATTCTATAATCTAATCCATTTTTCTCAAAATGTAGTGTAACTAACATTCCTTTTGAGTTTGTTTTGTTAATTAGATTGTTTCTTTTGATGTTTGTAAGTGCTTGTCCGTACAGTGCGTAAGAAAGAGCGTTAATAATAGTCGTTTTACCTGTTCCGTTACGACTTCCACTGTCGTCTCCGCCTTGATCTAAGTTTTCTCCTAGCACAAGTGTTAAACGTTCGTTATTAAAATCAACAGCTTGTGTTTGATTTCCTACGCTCATAAAGTTCTTAACTGTTAAATCTTTAATACGAATCATATTATTGTTCTAATCCATGATAAATGTCTAATAATAAGTTTTTGTCAAAACTTTCAGTGTCTAGTGCAACAATTTCACTTGCAACAATTTGATCTACACTTTCAAACTGTGCAATATCTAAGTCTGTTGTAATTTCTTCTAGTTGTTTTTGTGGTATAAGTGTGATTTCTCTGCATTTATACTGTTGTATAAATGTCTCTTTAAGAAAATTTGCTTCTTCATAGCTAACTGGTAAGTCAAGAGTCACCCTCAAGTACATATTTGGTTTGATCAGAGTGTCTTTCTCGTCAATCAATTGTGATAACTTGACTGTACGGTACTTTGGACAGTCTGGCCAGTTGATATACTCTGGTTCTGCATCGTTTTCACGGTCCAATATCATCATGCCACGTTCATCATCCCAAGCATCTGCATAGTTGTGCGGGAAAGCATTACCAATGTAGTGGATCTTACCCTGCTTCTGCCGCTTGTGGAAGTGTCCTGAGAACACATACTCTTGATTCTTAAAGTGTTCTGACTTTAATTCACCGTGATCTGGCATTTGTACCATAGCATTCATGTAGAAGCTGGGCAATTCAAAGTGTCCAAACATGTATTTGGCTTTAATTTTGGGAATTTTTTTCCATTCGTCGCCTACAAGCCAAGGAACAAGTGCTACATCTTCTGTTTCAACAATTTCATCAACAAAAGTTACACCTGGAATGTGTTTACCAAATATTGTAGAACTTACTTCACGTTTATCTTTGTAATACAAGTCGTGATTGCCTACAAACATGTAAAACTTATCAAATGCCTTGCCAAGTTTTTCTAAACTACGAATAGTTGCGTCCATTGTAGTTAGATTTAGACTATTTCTGTTATGATGCCAGTCTCCGCAGAAAATAGCAGTATCACAGTTGTTTTCTTTTGCAGTTTGAATAAACCAATCAACAAAATTTTCGCAATCTTCGTTATGAACACGACTATTGCCTTTAAGACCAAAATGGATGTCCGTAAACACCGCAGCTTTATTAAACAAATCTAATATTCTCCATAGCTTTGTTAAAGTATATATTATTTCTTAACGGTTGTCAACTACTTTTTTGAAAAAGATGTTGCAGAAGCTTCTTCGTTTCTCTTTACGGCAGCTTCCCATTCTCCTTCATGCAGTCTTGTGTAGCTAGGATTAAGATCATTCATTTCAAGGATGTCGTCTCTAATGTTTTGATTGCGTTTTTCAATGTTGATAACACGCACAAACGAGTTTGTAACTGCTGCTGTGTAATATGCAAATGGGTTTTGTGACTTGCTTTCGTCAAACTGTAAGCCAATCTGTGCAAGTTGCAGTATTGCTTGTCCACGCATTTCGTCATTGTAGGTGTAGCCACGTACATTCCCTCGTGTTGCATAGCGATCACATAGCTTCATCCACATTAGTGCTAAATTGTCTGTTGCTTTACCGTGGTCTTTTGAAAAATGACCATTTTCCATTCCGCCTACCCAATGGCTTTTGCCTACACAAACAAGTTCGTCGTTTTCATTAAATTTATAATGTTGAAATGGAGGAAAATTTAATTTTGTTTTGGTATCTGCTACTGTCTTAGGATTTTTCTTACGTCCTGGCTCGTCTGGTATGTGATCAAATGTCATAATGCGAAAGATTAATTCTTCCTTAGTAATTGTTTTATAATCTATTTCGCAATCTGCCTGTTTGACTTTTTCACCTGCACCTTTACGAAGTTCGTAATCTTCTGTGCTTAGTCTTTTTGCCTTGTTACGCTTTGCTTCAGCAATGGTTCTGATATTAATTTTCTCGATATCTGGAAGTATAATATCAAACTGATGATAATCTTTGTCTATAAAGCTATTATATGTATTTTTTGATTTATGTATTTCCTTTAGAATATCTTTGTTGTTGAGGTAATTTCTTTTTCTCATAACGACTCCTATGTACAGTACTTATTATAATATACTAGGATAATTTTGTCAACTAAATACTATAGGAGATACCTTATATGTCAATTTTTTCATCTTTTAACAATCTTGCAGGCGACATTGTCAAAGGCACGATTAATGTGGTAAACACAGTATCTACTGTGAACAGAGTCACACGTGACCTGAACACCGTTGCTACCTCCTTTTCTAATCTTGGTTCAGGAAGAGGCAACAATCTACAAAATGTTGCAAATGCACTAGGTGCTGTTGATTCCTTAATTAATAGAGGAGGTAGTTCTAGTGGAGTTGGCTCTGCTATTAGAATGGCATCTAATGCTTTACAAGGTTTAGGTTATGGAGCAGCACCACAGTTTGATAATTTTATACGTGCTATAATTAGAGATGATTACACAACAGTAGATGCTCTTGATTGGCGTGTAAAGATAACAGCTCCTGGAGATTTGTTAGACGGAGAAATTATGGCACCTATTGTTAGCACTGACAACAGTATGCTATTTCCGTTTACTCCTACTGTAATTTTAGGATCAAGTGCAAACTATAATGCAGTTCATCCTGTACACACTAATCACCCTTTTTATGCATATGAAAACAGCCAAACAGACAACATTACTATAACGGGCGAATTTTTTAGTGAGAATCAAGCAGATGCAAAATATTGGATAGCATGTTTGCATTTTTTAAGAACAATGACAAAAATGTATTATGGAGAAAGTGATTCTGTTGGTAACCCTCCTCCAGTTTGTAGATTGAATGGTTATGGCAAACATGTTTTCAACAATATACCTGTACTAATTACTAATTTCACAACAGATATGCCTGCTGATGTAGACTACATAGAATGTACAGTAGGTGGACAAACCACATATGTTCCTACACAGAGTATATTTACTGTGACAGTTATACCAAATTATGCAAGATCTGCTACAAGTCAGTTTAGCTTAGAAAAATTTGCACGTGGTGATTTTGTTAACAGAGATCAAGGATTTATCTAATGGCTTTAGATCTAAATATCAAAAAAATACGGAATAAAGGTCCGTACGGAAAAACTAAAATTAATGGTGCTGGCTATCTTGATATATTAAAGCCTAGACCTGTTCCCGTTGCAGGCGACGATTTATTATATGAAATAACTCCTGCTTATACATACAGACCTGATTTACTTGCACACGATTTATATGGAGCTCGTGAATTGTGGTGGATATTTGCGCAGAGGAATCCAGACATAATCAAAGATCCGTTGTTTGATTTTATTGCAGGAACAAAAATTTATGTTCCTCAAAGAAAGCATCTCAGATCAATTTTAGGAACATAAATGGCCGATACCTGGAAAGACACATCTGACTCTCTCACACAAGCTGTTGATTCAACTGTTGATTCTCTAACGGCTCCTATAAAAAATGCATCTTCTGGAGTGCAGCAAGCAGGACAAAATGCTAAAGAATTTTCAGATCCAGGCAGTGCGTTAACCCAAGGAGTCAATGATGTATTTTCAGGGCTGCGTAACGACAAGACAAGTGCTGCAATAGGAGCAGTAAGTAATTTTTTTGCTAATTCTTCTTTTAGTGCACAGCAGTTAGATAAGTTTCAGTCTGGGGGCTTTAATTATTTGCAAGAGCAAGGAGTGCTCAAACTAGATAGTTTATTAAGCACTTTTGCTTCTAATCCAACACTTTCTCCTGCCCAAGCATTAAGTGCAAGCTTAGATACTAATGCTTTGTTTGCTGGTTTAGGTTCTGATGAAATTGGAGCAATAACTAATGCCATTGAAAGAAAATTAGGAACATTTACTTCTCCTGGCGATTTTGTTTTAGATTTTGGATTTGACAAATTAAACAATATAATAGGCGGCTTTAGTAATATTGAAAATTTTGTTACAAATACAATTAATGTCATACCTAAAGATTTTGAATCTATTCTTGGAGCAGTAGGTGGCGAATTTGATGTTTTACGCGAACTTATTGAAGAGTTTGAAGATAGATCAGGTATTTCTCTAGATATAGATTTTTCTGGATCTGGCACAGGAAACTACATAGCAAATCCATTAAAAGAATATAACACATTCAATTATATAATCACATTAGGTGTTCTAACTATAAATGATGTAAACAATCCTCAAATCATTCGTGATGATAGTTTCAAAAAAATTATATGCAAATCTGCTGGCGGACAAATAGACAAAAGGCATCAAATACCTTTAGAACAAGACTTAGGAATACACGCAGAATACTTTATTGATAATTTAAGGACTAAAGCAGTAATTCAACCAAATACAAGAACAGGTATTTCTTTGGGTACTGATCTAAGTTTTGAAATACAAGAACCATATAGTATGGGCAATTTTTTACAAGCTCTTGTTGAAGGCGCTGCTGATCTAGGATATGAAAATTTTAATGATGCACCGTTTTGTATAAAGATTGACTTTATAGGATACGAAAGCAATAATGAGCAAGGAGGATCTTTAGTACAAACTCCTGCATTTATTCCTATACAAATACTTGATGTGGGATTTGAAGTTAGTGGGCAAGGAAGTGTTTACAATGTATCATGTGTTCCGCTAAGTGAAGTAGCACTAGGAGATACTGCGGCAACTACATTGTCTGACATAACTGCAACAGGTTCAACAGTTGCAGAAATACTTAACGGCCCAGATAAGTCGGTAGCGGCTGTTCTCAATCAAAGAATAGATACTTTAGAAGATGTAGATGCAATACCTCAAGGTGATAGATATGTAATTTGTTTCCCTAAAGATCCTGGTGCAATTCAGGCAATTGTTGAAGGTGAATTTGAGTCAGGAGATGCTACTACAGAAGATATAGATGCTGCTGAACAAACTAGAATAGAAAAAGGGCTTGCAGAAAGACCAGAAGAATCTGCTGTTAAGAAAGAAACCTTAGAAGAAGTTGTCGTAACTTCTGAAAACAGTATATTCCAAAATTTAGATTCTTTTTCTAGAAATAAAGATTTTATGAATCCTATTGGATTATCACTTTTACTAAATGACGATGCTGAAGGCGGCAATCAACCTGTACCTGATAGTGATATTTTGTATGACGAAAATGGAGATCAAATTGATGTAAACAATGCAGAGGCAGCTCCAGCACAAAAGACTAGGACAAAATCATTTCCAACAGGTCAGCGTATTGATGAAATAATTGAAAAAGTTTTAGTAGATAGCGAATATGCAGCTGAAAATGCAGAAGAACAATCTGAAAACGGTGTACGTAAAATGTACAGAATTAATACCCATGTGTATTTTGACACCAATGAAGAAACTGTAAAAAAATTAGGAAGATCGCCTAAAATTTTTGTTTATGTTGTTGTTCCGTTTTATGCTGACGAAGCAAGCTACACTGCACCTAATGCTGTTGCACCTAATCGCGGCGGAATCAAAAAAGCAGCAGTTAAAGAATACAACTATATCTATACAGGTAAAAATGATGATGTATTGCAGTTTGATATAAACTTTAATAACGCTTTTTTACAAGAAGCATATGCAAATTTTGGCATGAACCAAGGTGCAAGATCATCTGCAGGTAGCGACAGAAAATCATACCAAAATACAGGAGAGCAAGACGGTGCGTCTACAAGTAATGCACAAAGTGAAAGAAAAGCATTAGGAGGCGGACAAGTAGTAGAATCTAATAGAATGACTATTACTGGTGATAGTCGAACTACTGATATAAGAAAACGATTGGCAGAAACCTTTCACCATAGATTATTAAATTCAGATGTAGACTTAATTACAGCAAATATGACAATAATGGGAGATCCATATTACATTCCAACCCAAACCGGAAATTACGTTGGAGAAAGAGATCCTAATTCTCCGTCTATCACTCAAGACGGATACATGACTTATTTAGAAAATCAAGTTTATGTAAATGTAAATTTTAAAACACCTATCGATTATAGTATAACAGGCGATAACGTTGTATACTCTGAGTTGATTCCTGAATTTAGTGGTGTATTCCAAGTATTAGATGTAGAAAATATTTTTGAAGGTGGCAAATTTTATCAAGAATTAGGAATGGTAAGATCACGAGCACAAGAAGTTGAAGGCGAATCAGGAACGTTTATAACTTCAAATTCAGACTCTGCTGTAAACGATAATCCTTTAAATAGTGAAGAAGGCAATTCCGGTGAAAACGGACAAGATCCTAACACAGATCAACCTTGTAATTCTTTTGAGCAATTAGAAACTAAAATAGGTGATGCAATAGATAATGTAGCAAGTAACTTATTTCCTGATTTGAGCACAGTTGCAGGAGATGCAGTGATGTCACAAATACCATCAGTGACTGTTGCTGGAATAACATGGTCACCTTCTAAGAGCTTGTTTACTGCACCACCTCAGATAAAGGCCGAATTAGAAGTAGCGCAAGAGGCACTAGATCAAGCATTAGAAAATTCTCCAATTAAGCTTAGGGGATTAGTGTAAATGGCAGTTACAGTTTCAGACCAAGATAGAGCATTACTAAGACTTATAGCAGACGGCGAAGCTGTAAGAAGCAATCCTTATTGTAGTGTTTGGCCAGGACACGTAGAACCAGAACTTACATCTATGACTATATCTCAAGTCCAAGCTTATCAGCAAAATCGTTTAGATGCTGGTAGAAGATCAAGTGCATGTGGCAAGTATCAAATGCTTAAAGGAGTAGTAGAAGAGTGTACTGGATATTTAGGATGCGATCCTTTACGGACAGTATTTTCTCCAGATGTCCAAGATGCAATGATTATAAAGAGACTAGAGAAATTTCGTAGATACAATCAATGGAAAACAGGTAGTGTTAGTACAGGACAGTTTATGGTATTTTTAGCCGCTGAATTTGCTAGTATGCCTGTACCTTTTGATGTTCCTGCAGGTAGTGTTTATAGTGGACAGCCCAGACGTAATCTAAGAAAAGGTCAAAGTTTTTATGCAGGCGACGGCTTAAACAAAGCTAATCATGATCCTGATCATTTATATCAAGCACTTGAAGATATTAAAAATGGCGGAACTGGAGAAATAAAAGAAATAGATGTAACTACTTCTGGAGCTAATAGAGCACTACCTGTTAGTGGAGTAAGTGATAGAGCACAAGTAGAACGTGTAGCCGCAGGAGCAGGTGTTGGTGCATACAGGCAAACGAGAGCAGGAGAATATCCAATTAATAGTTTAGCACTGCCTGAGCCTAATAATCCTTATGTGTACGGAAGAATGGATCCACTAGATGACAGGTATGATTTTAGAACTGGCGAAAAGGTTAAAGATATATTAATTCATGGAATTAGTTCAGCAGCCGCTACACCAATTACTACAAGTTCTGTAGGAGCATCTGACACAGCTACAAATGCAGGCGTTGCTCCTGTAGAAGCACCGTCTGATCCTGATGCAGCAAATCCATCGGGACAAGAAACACTGCCTGATCTAGTTCCTAAAGATGTTCCAGATCCCCTTCCTACCGAAGCAGAAACTAATAAAGATGAGTCAGCACCAGGATTACCGTTCAGCGTAGACGATATCAAAGACGCAGTAAACAAAGGTATAGAAATTATTAGTAAGAAAATACCAGATTTTACTCCTTGTGTGGATTCTATATTAGATGGTGCCAGTCTTAGCAAAGAAGGCATTACAGATCAATTAACTAATGCTATAGATGATGCAGTAGGAGAAGCTACGCAGTTAGTGGAAAATGAAGCACAAAAAGCTATTGATGCAGCAAAGCAAGCATCAAAAAGTTGGGTAAACACAGGCGGAATATAATAAATGGCAAGAAATCCTAGAAGAGGTACTACATATACCCGCACAAGCAGAGATAGTTCTTTTGCTATTAAAGCAGGTGTTCCTTATGAAGCAATAATTGTTAATAATGTTGATGTAAACAACATGGGAACTTTAGAAGTAGAACTTTTGAAGTACACCCAAGGCGCTAACTTACCTCAAAAAACAGGCCAATTGGAAACTGTAAGATATCTAAGTCCATTTTATGGAGTAACTCCATCTGCAGGTGTGCAAAATAATGATGGTTATGAATTTACCCAGAAGAGTTATGGATTTTGGGCAGTTCCGCCTGATATAGGAACTAAGGTTCTTGTTATATTTGCAGAAGGTAATAAAAACTTTGGATATTGGATAGGATGCGTACAAGATGACTATATGAACTTTATGGTTCCTGATGGCCGTGCATCTACTACACTAACTACTGAAAATACTCCTGACAATCTTAGAGGAGTAAAATTACCAGTTGGAGAATATAATAAGAAAATTGAAACTGGGGATAAAGTAGATACAACACTTTTTAGTAAACCTTACAACAAAGACTTTACCCAAATTTTAGAAGTACAAGGATTGCTTCTAGATGAAGCTCGTGGTATTACAACAAGTAGTGCTAGACGTGATTTTCCTAGCATGGTTTTTGGATGGAGTACTCCTGGGCCTAAAGATAAAAGAAAAAATAATCCTAAATTTGATGTAGGATCTGTAGACAGAAAAGCAAATATTCCATACAACAGACTAGGCGGATCTAGTTTTGTAATGGATGATGGCGACGAAAGATTTGTCAGAGCTACTCACGCAGAAGATGGCCCTCCTGTATATGTAAACAAAGCAAACGGAGATGCAGGCGGCGACGAAACTATTCCTCAAAATGAATTACTTAGACTGAGAACTAGGACCGGACATCAAATACTCTTACACAATTCAGAAGACTTAATCTATATTACAAACAGTAGAGGAACTGCATGGGTAGAATTAACAAGTGATGGAAAAATAGATATTCATGCACAAGATAGTATTAGTGTTATGAGTAATCAAGATATTAATTTTACGGCTGAAAGAGATTTTAATATTGATGCTGGTAGAAACATTAATATGAGAGCACAAGCTAGATACAGTGATGGGCAAAAAACATATGACGGTATTGAATCAGGCAGAATACAAATAGAAAGCGCCTTTGATACAAATATCCTTGTAGGAAACAATTATAAAAGAAATGTTTTAGGTACTAGTCAGGTAAAAATAGATGATAGTAGTTATATCACAGTTGAAAATAATCAAGAAACAACTGCTGGTAATATATTTGATACCTCTAAAGGAACATTTAATCAAAAATCTGCACATTCATTTTATAGAGAAAGCGCAAGTAATATTAATGATTTGAGTGCAGGAAGTTATCTAAACAAAGCAGATGGCATAAATTTACATTCATTGTCTAATACAAAAATACTAAGTGTGTCAAATTTTGACACTATCACTCAAGGCGATCAGCATGCTACTGTTACAGGTGTTTTCGATGTGCAGGCAGATACACAACATTTTGATGCACAAAACGGCATTAATATGATAGGTGGAGCAGCAATCGCAGGCGATGCAGACAAAATATCTTGGAATACACAAAAAGCAGTTGCAGGTACAGCAGCTACTACAGCGTTAAGTGCTACATCAGCAACACTAGCTAAACCTGCAGAAGGTATTACACCATTACCGCAAATTGTTTTACCATATACTTTTCCTGGCGCACAAGATACTGTTCCGTATGAAAGTATACTTACAAGAGCTCCGCAACATGAACCGTATTTACACCACGAAAATTTAAATCCACTATCATTCAAGCCTGTTCAAACTGACAGGGAATCGCCAGGACAATTAATGCCATCAGATAGAATTTTGACCCCAGATACATTTACTAAAACAAAGTCAAATAGAGAACTATCTACTCCTATTTACGGCTCAGCAGGAAGCAGCAGTTACGGAACTACAGGAGATGATGTAATCATAAACGGCGAAGTTGTTCCACCAGAAAATATACCAGGTGCAGCAGAACTTAGATCTATTCCAAATTTTGAGCTTGATAGAGAAAGGTCTACAGATAATTATTGTAATAGATTCTTTAAGGGAGACGGTCCCCTTGGTACAATTACTACTAAAAAACGTGGACTTACAGCACAAGTTGCTGAAATTTGGGTGCCAAACTTCCAAGGATTTATTGATGCATTAGAAGATAGTGGTTATACTATCAAAACATTACTAGGATACTGTAAAAGAAATATTGGTAGATCTAGTAATTGGAGTACTCATGCAAGTGGTGCAGCAATAGATATTAATCCTCCTAATCCTGTTCAAAGAGGAATTCCAAATGGATTGTTTAGCCCAAGGCCTGCAGATGCACCAATTACTGATATGCCAGAAGGTACAGGAGATCTTGCTAAATCGTTTGGATTGGGCTGGGGCGGCGCTTGGACTAGCATTGATGATGCAATGCATTTTAGTGTAGCAGCAAACGAAGGCGGCAATTATAGGATTGTCCCAGGTATTATTCCACAAGGTCCTAGCACTGACCAACAAATTCACGATGAAGGTGACCCGAGAGGATCTGACTATTATACAGCTCCTTCTAAAGAAATTTCAGAAGAAGAAGCACAAGAAGCACCAACTGAACCAGAAAATACAAACGATCCTGGCCCACAAAATGCAGACGGAACGTCTAATGTACAGTAGGTAAATACGTTATGAGTGAATTAGAACAAAATATTTACAAAAGGGTACAAGTTCCTAGTACAAACATCGAGCCAAAACCATCAAGGGCTTATAGAGGCTTCTATTCAGGCGATCCAAGTAAAGGGTTCAAGCGTTACGATTTTGAAATTATAAAGCAAGACCTAATCAATCATTTCCATATTCGCCAAGGAGAGAAATTAGGAGATCCAACTTTTGGATGTATTATATGGGACATTTTGTTTGAACCTTTTACTCCGGCATTAAAACGTGCCATTGTAGAAAATGTAACATTTATTATCAATTACGATCCAAGGATTAAAGCTGAAGAAGTGTACGTCGATACATATGAAAATGGCATACAGGTTATTGCAACAGTTACCTATAAAGATTATGCAGTAACAGAACAAATGCGTTTTAGTTTTGATCAAAATATTGGCTTAGTAAATTAAATACTCAGATAATTATCTCACATAAATACTCTATAATAAGGAATTAACGTATGTCTTCAAGTGATAGACAGTCAAAATTGCTAGTAGCAGAGGACTGGAAAAGAGTATACCAAAGCTTTAGAAATGCAGAATTTCAAAGCTATGATTTTGATAATCTTCGCAGAGCGATGATTAACTATTTGCGTCAGAACTATCCTGAAGATTTTAACGATTATATTGAATCTAGTGAATATCTTGCACTAATTGATATGATTGCTTTCCTTGGGCAAAATTTATCATTCCGTGTTGATTTAAATGCTAGAGAAAATTTTCTTGAAACAGCAGAACGCAGAGAAAGTGTGCTACGTCTTGCACGTATGCTATCGTATAATCCACGCAGAAATCAAGCAGCAAACGGATTGCTTAAAATTACATCTGTAAAAACCAGTGAGTCTGTTTTTGACAGTAACGGTTTAAATTTATCAAATACTGTTGTAAAATGGAATGATAATACAAATGCAAACTATTTTGAACAATTCACAAAAATTATAAATGCAGCATTGCCTGTATCTAATCAAATAGGAAATCCCCTTAAAGCATTAAATATAGAAGGTGTTTCAACCCAAAAATATAGATTTAATTCTATTAACACCGACTCTGCTATATTTCCTTTTACAAAAGTAATTGAAGGAAATAATGTAAAATTCGAAGTTGTAAGTTCAGATATAAACAACACAAGTATTGTTGAAGAACCACCATTGCCTGGAACAAGCCCAGCAATGTTGTTTAGAGATGACGGCCAAGGAGCAGGCTCTACAAATACAGGTTTCTTCATGTATATGAGGCAAGGAAATTTACAACAAGGTACATTTAATATAACAAGTCCTGTTCCTAATCAATTAGTTGCAATCGATGCAGCAAATATTAATGACACAGATGTTTGGTTATACAACATTGACACAAAGGGCACTGAAACAAATGCATGGACAAAATTAGATGCAGTTGAAGGAAACAACGTCATTTACAATAGTTTGTTTAATCAGGTTAGAAATATTTATTCAGTGCAAACTAGAGTAGGTGATAGAATCAATCTTGTATTCAGTGACGGTGTATTTGGCGATTTGCCCTCTGGCAATTTTAGAATTTACTACAGAACAAGTTTAAATAATTCTATTAATATTACACCAGGATCTATAGGTAATGTAAATTTAAGTGTTCCATATCAAAGCAAAAGCGGTGCACAAGAAACTTTAACAATTGGACTAAGATTACAGTACAATATTGCTAATGGTTCTAGATCTGAATCTAATGCTGAAATAAAACTTAATGCGCCTTCTACATATTACACACAAAACAGACTTGTTACAGGAGAAGATTATAATATTGGGCCTTTATCGGTCAGTCAGGATATTATTAAAACTAGGAGTGTAAACAGAATTTCAAGTGGCATAAGTAGATATTTTGATTTAAATGATCCTAGTGGAAAATATAGTACAACTAAACTTTATGCTGATGACGGAATAATATATAAAGAACTTTATAATACAAAACAAGATTTTCGTTTTAGCAGTCAAAGTGATATAGAAGGCATAATAGTTAACACTATACAAGGAATTGTTAGATCTAACAAATTACGAAATTTTTATCTAAGTGAATATCCTGATTTACTAGTTAACGATCTTAATGCTTCGTGGAGTAGTTTTACTACTGCAACAAATCGTGACATAGGAACTCTTGTAGATCAAGATAATACAGCAGTTGCAGTAGGAAGTTTTACAGCAAATAATTTACAAACAATTGTACCAGGATCACTTTTAAAATTTATTCCACCAGAAGGTTACCATTATATGGAAGATGGATCATTAATGGAAGGAGAAGCAGGTCATTCTGGCAGTTCAAATTATAAATGGACAAGAGTAGTTAGTGTGACAGATGACGGAACTACTATCGATTCTGCTACAAATCAAGGTGGCATTGTATTGAATGATTTAATACCATCTGGTAGTTTATTAGAAAAAGTTGTTCCTGTGTTTAATTTAGATTTTCCTAACGATCTCAAATATCAAATTATTGATCAAACTTTCGCTTATAAAGATTTTGCTTTGCGATATGACAGGGTACAATCGCAGTGGAAAGTTGTCCTTGCGGAAAATATTAATACCATAAGCAAATTTAGTTTAGGAAAAGCAGGAGACACTTCCGGTGAAAATCTTGATGCAAGTTGGCTATTATATTTTAAAACAGACGGCGAAAAATATACAATTACTAATAGAAATTTACGTTATGTATTTGAAAGTGATTCTGAAATGAAGTTCTTTTTTGATAGCTCTGATAAAATCTATGATTACAAGTCAGGAAAAATAGTAAGAGATAAAATTAGAATTTTAGATATCAATACACAACCTGATGATAACAATCCAATGTCTAGAAATTTTGATTGGAATATCACAGATGCTTTTAGAGATACTGAAGGATATATTGATAATAAAAAAATTCAAGTTGATTTTTATGATTTAGATGACGATGGATATATTGATGATCCTGATATGTTTAATCAGATTGTACAGCCTTTAATAAATCCTTCTAGTAAAATAATATTTTTAGAAAAATATACAACAAGCGATAATGTAGAAGAATTTAGATACTTTGATAATACAGATAACACAATAATTACAAAGACAAATTTAAGCCAAATAGGTGCATACAGTCAATATGATAATCCTAGACAAATTTTTTACTTGATTGAAGAAGATATTTTTGTACAAATTAATGCTTCTTTAAATAATCAAACTACAATTACAGATTATAAAGTCTTTGTAGGTAGAGATAATCTAAGATTTGAATACACACATGTAGCTGATTCAAATTATAGAATCGATCCCGCAGCAAGCAATATAATTGATACGTATTTGTTGACTAAAAGTTATGACACTAACATTAGACAATATTTAAATGGAGCTATTGAGTCATTACCTTTACCTCAAAGTAATGACGAATTATTTAGGAATTATGGATCCCAAATATCCAAGATCAAATCAATTAGTGATGAAGTAATTTACCATCCTGTAAAATATAAAATACTATTTGGCGAAAAAGCAAAAGAAGATTTACAAGTGATATTTAAAATTGTTAGAAATAAAGCGTTAGTTGTAAATGACAATGAATTAAAAGCTGATGTAGTAGAAGCAATTAATAGATTTTTTACAATTGAAAACTGGGATTTTGGAGAAACTTTTTACTTCCAAGAATTAGCTGCTTATATTATGAATCAATTAAGTCCTAAATTAGTAAGCATTGTAATTGTTCCTAGACAAGGCAATCAAAGTTTCGGTAGCTTATTTGAAATACGTTGCGAATTAGACGAAATATTCATTAGCGGCGCAGGAGTTTCAGATATAGAAATTATTGAAGAATTAACAGCTACACAACTTCAAACCACAGGTAATATAATTACTAGCTCTAATTCAACTACTGCGTCTCAAGTAACTAGTAGCCAGTCTACTAGTTCAGCACAAGCAGTAAATACTGGAAATATAATTGTTAATTCTAACCCAACTACAACTTATACAAGTTCGAGCGGATCAAACAGTTCAAACGGCGGAGGATATAGTTACTAATGGCTCTTAACGACAATCAAAATGAAAGTGCACTACCTACGCCAGATGATAATAAAAAGAAATCTATAAATTTTTTACCTAAATTTTTTAGAACAGAAGCTAATAGAAAATTTTTACAAGGAACACTAGACCAATTAATTTCAAATGGTGTAGCAGAGAAAATTGATGGCTACGTTGGAAGAAAATATAGTGAGTCGTTTGAAATAGGCGATAATTATGTCGAGGATATTTCTACGCAAAGAAATAATTATCAACTTGAACCTAGCATAGTTTTGAGAGACAACCTACAAAATGTAGATTTAGTTAAAGATTACAAAGATTTTGTAAACATAATAAAATACTTTGGCGGTAATATTGATAATCATGATTTACTTAACACAGTAAACAGCTATAGTTGGACACCTCATATAAATTGGGATACTTTTACTAATTTCAGAGAATATTACTGGTTGCCAAATGGCCCTATGACAGTGCCTGTAAGGGGACAGACTAGAGAAGTTACAAGCACATACACAGTTACACTAGAAGACCAAGGAGATAATTTTGCGTATGTTTTTAATGATGGATTTACCCGTAATCCAAAATTAAAATTATATAGAGGACAAACGTATAGATTTGAAATAGATACTCCGGGTCATCCAATTGCATTTGCAATAAGTAGATCATTTACTCCTGGAGTAGCTTTGTTAGTTGCAGGACAACAAGGAATTAGAGGCGATGGTCTTTTCGATGCAGAACTATACGGTAACGAATATGACATCGGCGAATTTGTTGTTTTACCTGAAGATGCAAGTTTTACTATAGAACCTGACGAAAACGTCTCAACATTGTATCCTGATGGTATTAGAAAATTTGACGAGGTTGGAAACGAAGTAGCAGTAGCTTTTGTAGAATCAGGTACAATAGAATTTACTATTCCATTCAATGCACCCGAAAGACTGTTTTATATCAGCCAAAATGATGTTAATACTAGTGGACAAATTAGAATATTTGATATCGAAGATAATACATTTTTGAATATTGAAGATGACGTTTTAGGAAAAAAACAATATACTTCTTCTAACGGTATTGAATTTACAAATGGATTGTGTATAAGATTCCAAGGAGATATATATCCTGAAAAATACACTACTGGTGACTGGTACATTGAAGGTGTAGGCGATAAAATTACACTAGTATCGAAGCAAAGTTTAACTATTCCATCTGCATACACAGAAGATATAGACGTTCCTTTCGACGCAGAAAACTTTGATGTTTTTCCTTTTGCAAGTGCTAATAATTATCCCTTACAAAAAGATTATATTACTATAAACAGATCGTCAGCTGATAAAAATCCTTGGAGTAGAAATAATAGATGGTTTCATAAAGATGTAGTTCTAAAAAGTTTTGAATATAATAATATTTCTGAAAATCTAGATGACAACTATCGTGCAGCTAGACCTATTATTGAATTTGACGCAGGCATAAAGTTATTTAATTTTGGAGTTTCTGCAAAACAAGATATTGATTTAATAGATAGATTTACAACAGATATTTTTTCTAAAATACAAGGACAACAAGGATATAGCGTCGACGGACAAAATTTAGAACAGGGCATGCGAGTTTTGTTCACTGAGGATAAAGATCCTTTAGTTTATGGTAAAATATTCACAGTAAATTTTGTTACAGTCAATAATGATAGACTTATACAACTTTTGGAGACAGAAGACACTGATCCTCTTGACCTAGAAACTGTATTTGTTACTAAAGGAAAAAAGTTTGCTGGTACAACATTCCATTTTCATGAAAATAAATGGATACAAGCTCAAACAAAAAATAAAATTAATCAACCTCCTTTATTTGATTTATGTTGTCCACAAGGAAATGCATATAACGATCCTACAGTTTTCAATAGTACAACTTTCAAAGGTACAAAAATATTTTCTTACAAGGAAGGAACAGGAACTAATGATCCTGAATTAGGATTTCCTTTATCCTATCGTAACATACAAAATTCAGGTGATATACTTTTTGAATTTAACTTATTGACAGATAGGTTTTCAATCCAAGATGAAGATACTTTAATAACAATAAAAACTGATACAGCGTTTTTGAGAAAATATAGAAGTAGAGAAACTTTTGCGTATGTAAATAGTTGGTCAACAACACCTACTAGATTTAAACAATATGTTGTTAGAGATATACAATATTCGCTTGGAAATAAAAATAATTTTAAAATTGATGTTTACAAAAATCCAGCAGATTTAGATGATCTTACTGTCCACGTCTACAAACGAGATTTATTACTAGCAAAAGGTAAAGATTATAATTTAGAATCTAGAGATAAAAACGTTTATATTAATTTAACAAATGATTTGCAAGAAGGCGAATTTATTACTGTTAAAACTCATAGTTCTGCAACTAAAAACGAAAATGGATATTATGAACTTCCTATTTCACTTGAGAGAAATCCATTAAATGAAGATATCAAAGAGTTTACATTAGGAGAAGTTTTTGATCATGTTAGAAGCATGATAGAAGACATAAACGATTTTGAAGGTATATACCCTGGTAACAATAATCTGAGAGATATAAAAAATATATCAAGATTTGGCAAAAGATTTGTCAAGCATGATGCAGGCTTAGCAAACGCAATTTACCATTTCACAAGTAAAGATTTTAATATTATTAAGGCTCTGCAATATTCTAAATCTAAATATATGGATTTCAAAAGAAATTTTGCAGATATGTCAGATAAGTTAGGTTTTGACGGCGAAGTAAATATACACTTTGATAAAATATTACAAGAATTAAACAAAGACAAAAATAAAACACGACCTTTTTATTTTAGCGATATGATTGCATATGGACCGAGCATTAGAAATACATATGCTGTAGTTGATAAAAATATAGACTACTATCCTTTAACTAATCCATTTTCTTTAGATAATCTATCTGAAAAATCAGTTTATATCTATCTAAACGGAACACAATTAGTTTATAAACGTGACTATACTTTTAATAATGAAGGATTTGTAATTGTTACAGCAGAAAAAAATGATGGCGATGTAATAGACATTTACGAATACAATTCTACTGACGGAAGTTTTATTCCGCCTACTCCATCTAAATTAGGTTTATATCCAACCTGGTATCCGCACATTACATTAGATGATACTTCTATGAATAGAGAAGTTTTATTATCAGCAGGTCCGTATAAAATTTATGCACAACCAGAAAAAGGAAAATATGCAAATAAACATGGATGGTTTTATCCAGTGTTTACAACTAAAAAGTCAGCAGAAGAATATTCCGTAGCAAATGATTCTAATGGTGTAATTGAAGAAATATTTTTTAGAGGATCTAATACAAAGTTTTACATGCCACAAGGTATAAGCACTTATGCAGGTAATGATAGTTTTGACTACGAAACTTATCCTATAGGTGTACCGTTTATAGTAGGACATGATGGTAGCCAAATTCTATGCTACCAAGATTATAAAGATGGCCTGCAATTAGAATTAGAAAAAAGAATTTATAACAACATTAAAGTAGACTATGATCAAAACACTATTGATGTATATAGTTTCTTAGGAAATGATTTCATAGGTTATAAAGTTCCTCAACAAATTCAAAATAACATAATGTTGAGAGACTTTACAGAATGGCAAACATTTGTGCAATTAGATTATGCTACAAATAATGCATACGATTTGAATAATTCTTTCACATTCAATTATAGTGCAGGAAACACAGAAAGAGGAGATAAACTTCCTGGCTTCTGGCGCAAAATTTATTTTAATGTCTTTAATACAGATAAACCTCATAGTCATCCGTGGCATATACAAGGTTATAATAATAAACCAGACTGGTGGGAAGAAGTTTATGGACCTGCTCCTTATACAAGTGATAATTTAATACTTTGGGATAATATAGAAAAAGGATTAATTGCTGATCCTAATAATTCGAGAATAGATAAAAAATATGCTAGACCCGGATTGCGTAATTTTATTCCAGTTGATGAAAAGGGGCATTTACTAGCGCCTCTAGAAGCAAATGTAGTACAAAATTTTAATCAGCGGGCTGCAAGCAAATCTTTTGAATTTGGCGACTATAGTCCTGTAGAGTCTGCATGGAGGAAGAGTTCTGATTTTCCTTTTGCTTGCATTCGTGCTATGCTGTTGTCAAATCCTGCAGATACATTTGCAAAAGCATTTGACGTTGCAAATATGACAATAAACATAGGAAATCAAAGGACGTATAAACATACAGGCAAATTTATAGAAAACAAAAATATAGTTTTTCCAAATACGTATGAAGAAACGCAAAGAAATTTGACAAGTGGCTTAGTAAATTATATCTATAATCTAGTTGCTAGTGATATTTTGTCTGTACACAGAACTTATGTCGAAGAAGTCAAAAAATTAGAAATTAATTTAAGTTTTAGACTTGCAGGTTTTTCAGACAAAGCAAAACTGAATCTAATTTTAGAAAGTAAATCTCCTAAGCATGATATAGGCACTTCAGGTGTGTTTGTTCCACAAGAAAATTATAACTTAGTTTTTAACACAAGTTCACCTGTAGAAAACTTTTTATATAGTGGAGTAATTGTAGAAAAAACACCAGGAGGATTCAAAATATCTGGATATAATCAAAATTATCCATTATTTAATTTCCTAAATCCTTTGGTTGGATCTACAAAATATTCTGTATCTGTAGGCGGAATAAGCGAAGAATTTTCATTATGGACTGAGCAAAAAGTTTTTAAGAAAGATTCAATTGTATTTCATTTAAATGCATACTATCGAGTCATTACAGATTTTACAAGTGGTAATACTTTTGATCAAGAATTTTTAGCAAAACTTCCTAACTTACCTAGTGTAGGCGGCAGAGTTGCTGAGTTTTATAAAAATTACGATACATACAAAATTAATCAGTTACCATACGGATCAATTCTACCTACTGTTCAAGAGGTTGTAGACTTTTTATTAGGATACGGAAAATACCTCGAAACACTAGGTTTTATTTTCGATGATGTAACAGATGAAATTGTAAATGATTGGACATCTGTTGCAAAAGAATTTATGTTTTGGACAACACAAGGCTGGTCTAATGGAACAGTAATTAGTTTAAGTCCTTCAGCAAATGAATTAAGATTCCGTACAAATTATCTTGTTGTAGACGATATATTCGACAAATTTTATGACAGTCATGTTATATCAAGTAACGGGGATATTTTAGAAAGAAACTTTGCTAGTTTACTGAGAGATGGTAATAGTTTTGGAATACAACTAATTGACACAGATTTAGGTTTGTATGGCGCAAACTTGCCCTTAGTGCAAAAAGAACACGTTGTTGTAATTGACAATACCACAATATTTAATGATGTGATTTATCATCCTGCTTCTGGATACAGGCAAAAAAGAATGAGAGTATCTGGATATCGTTCAGACGAATGGGATGGCAGTTTAAATATTCCTGGTTTCTTATATGACGATGCAGTAACAAAAGATTTCACACCATTCCAAGATTACAAAATAGGAAGTCTTATAAAATATAAGCAGTATTATTATGTTGCGACTGAAAACGTGTCAGGTTCTGCTGATATAAACTACAATCAGTGGTATAGATTATCAGAAAAGCCAGAACCTGACTTACTTACAAATTTTGATTATAGAATTAATCAATTTAATGATTATTATGATAATAATAGTGCAAGTTTTGACAATTCTTTACAAGAACTCGCCGAAAGATTTATTGGATTTCAAAAAAGAGAATATCTAAGTAATTTGATTGTAGATGATGTAAGCCAACTGAAATTCTACCAAGGTATGATCCAAGAAAAAGGTTCTCAAAATGCAATTACAAAACTTTTTGGTGCTCTAAGTTCTAGTGGAGAAGATAGCATTGACTTTTATGAAGAATGGGCAGTGCGCTCCGCTATGTACGGATCTACAGAAGATATTAAACAAATTGAAGTAGAATTATCCGACACTAAACTTACTGAAAGCCCGCAAGCGGTATTGTTTACAGATTCATTACCAACAAAAAACTTTGATAAAATTTATAGAATTTTACCTTCGGATTTAAAAGATAAGCCTAGCGATTATACAAGTCAGGTTTTTCCTGTTTTAGATAATACTATTGAATATGTCAAAAGTGTAGGATATGTAGACGAAGCTGATATAGATTTTAATGTTTCTGCTAAAGAAGATCTTGCTTTAGGAAATGTAAATGTATTCAAACTTGGCGGATACATACACCTGACTAATCAAATAAATGAAAATTGGACGGTGTATCAACACGAAAATCTAAATTTGACAGCTCTAAGCTTGACAGAAGCTACAGCTCTAAATCCTGAAGGCAAATTAATTTATACACTAGAAGTAGATAAGTGGTTAGATTCTTATGTGAAAGTAGGAGATTTTATCGCTGTAAGAGGCGCCCAATCTTACAATCTCAATGGATTTTACGAAATATATGAAATACAAAATCAATTAGCATTTATTGTTGTACCAACTGTAAATGACATAATTGGTTTTGCAGATGAAAAACTTACTGTAACAACACTAAGGGAAGTAAGGACAAATAATCTATCAAATGTCAATGCTATTGTAAATGAAAAAATATATGATAATCAGAAAATTTGGGTAGATAATTATTCTAATAATAATTGGTCAGTACTGCAAAACAAAAAAGTATATAATTTATTAGACCAGTATGATAATCCATCCGAATGGGATAGCACTAGACAAGATTTTACAGGGTCAATGGCTGCAACAGCAGACAACAATAATTTCTTTGTAGCTGCTAGTGGCGACGAAAGCGGCAAGGTATTTGTCTACAAAAGAAGTAAAGAAACTGCAAGGCTACAACTTACACAAGAACTAGACCTTAGAGAAGCAAATGATATTATTGATTCTCATGATCAATTTGGTTATTCTATAGATGTAAGCGAAGATGGAGAATATTTAGTTGTAGGTGTCCCGCATGCATCAGGGGTCAAAACACAATTCAAAGGTACTTTTGATCCAGACACTACGTATTCAAAAAATCAGATTGTAAAATACAGAGAGTCATTTTGGAAAGCTAACAAAAAAATAGAACCGCAAATTTCTACACAACCTTACTCTACTTTTGATAGCTATGTTAACCTTGTAAACCAAGAAGATACTGACAGTACAACTTTAAAATTATTACTGTCAGGAAACTTTGGATTGCCTACTTCAAATATAGACCATTTGTTAATTAGAGCACCTATTGATATGTATTTAGGCACTACTGGCAGGATTAATGATGAAGTAGGTACAGGCGATAGAATTAATTTATACTGGAACAGAAAAAGTTATGCATATCCTACCCAAGATATTTATATTCCATTTGACGGCCAAATTCCAAGTATAACGCCAGAGTTTTTATCGCAAGAGCACGAAATAGTAGCAAAAATAGATGCAGTTCTTTTTGTTGAGACTTTTGTTAGTTTGCCTAGTGTAGGTGATCAAATAGAAACAGATACAGGTAGCGGTATTGTGTATTATATTGCAATATACAGAGACAGTGCTGTAATTTATCTCAAAGATATAAACGGTGTAATGGCTGTAACAGACGAACTGTATGTAAGTGCTACAAAAAACTTTGTAGGTTTTTATACACAAGAATCTACATTTGCAACATCAGACGCTGTAGGTGGATTTTGGTATATAGATACTGGATTTACTTATAGCAATAATGGTAGATATTCTGATATAGGACGAGGATTAGTTTATGCAGATGTTAAACCTGCAGATAGTGAACGTCCTTTAAACATTTACTCTAATATTCAAGACACTGTTTCTATTGTAGGAAACTTTGTAAATGAGAATAATCGTTCTAGCTTTATGACCCATTTGTCTTATACAGGAGATCCGGATGGAATTGAAGCACCGCAGCCTAGTAATTTATGGGTTGTGAGAATAGGAAAATCATTCCAAGAAGATATCGCATCAAATAACTTCTTTGTAGGAAAGGGTGATCCTGCAAACGAATCATTATTGTTTAATTTTTATGATTTAGATAATTCACCAGTTACACTTAATGGCTCGGGATTTGATATACAGCAATTAAATCAATCACATCAAATTTATGATATTTGGGATGGGTATATTGACTTTGAGTACACAGAATTTGATTTCGAGGGAAATCCTTTTAGAATACAAGTTGGCGATATTATTGAAGATGTACAATTTCCACGAGACGGTCAGGGCGGCTTAGCCCTTACAAGCACAACTACTTCTTCAGCTGAGATAGTTTTTGCTCAACAACAGTTTAATAATGTAAGAGTATATGTAAAAGTTATAAGCGGATCATGGACACAATTGTCTAATATAGGTAGATTCCAAATACGTAGAACAGCAAGAGACGAATTAGATGTAGACCGTGTAGTAGGAACTATCGAAGATGTAAACAATAATATTATTTTAGGAAGTGCTGTAATTGGAGATTTATTAGTTTTTGAAAATCAGTCAGGAAACTTTGATGTTGTAGATAATCCAGCAGTGCTAGATGCAGAATATTATTTCTATAGAGAGAATTTTGAAAGTGGTATTGCAAGACTACCTAATCATCCTACAAAACTAAACAAAGATTATACACAAGTTTACAATATCCAAGGAGATGCAAGAGGAACTTCTAGCGGTTATGCTAATGAAGGTGTAGTTGCAATATTTAGAAGACAAGAGAACGGTGCATATGATTATGATAAACTTCTTGTTAGCCAGTACAATAGTGCTGAAAGATATTTTGGTGACGAAGTAAAAATAAAAAAACAAGATAAACTATATACGCTGTTAGTAGGATCTAGAGGAGACTTAGATAAAGAAACAAGATTCGATCCTGGTTCAATAGAAATATTCTACCATGGTACTGAAGAAGTAGATAGATTCAGAGGCAATTATCAACTTACCCAGTATAATGCAGGCGATATAGTTGTCTATCAGGATAATTATTACCGTGCAAATAAAGACTCAGACGAATCTGCTACACAGTCAATTACCAACCCAGTAAACTGGGATAATATTAGTTGGCGCTATGGAGTCGATCCTGCATATAGAGGAAATTGGGACAATACTTATGGTTATCAACAAGGTTCTATTGTATTAAAAGACAATGCGTTTTACGAAGCATCTACTAATGTAGCAGCAGGCGTAGAGTTTAATACGGTTTTCTGGAGATTAGTTACTAACGAATTTGATTATGTAGGTTACTTGCCAAATCTTACAGGTAACAACTTTTATGGTGAAGATGTATATGATCCAGAAACAAATATCCTAGAGTTCAGCAAAAAATTTGATGCAAATCAGAACGGTCAAGTTTTAGCAGTCATTGCAGAACTTACTAAATCTGATAGCACAAAGTCTAAAAATCTTGTAATTTATAGAAAAGAAGACAGTAAGTACAAACTCTACGAAATTATAGAAGCACCAAACGAAATTGAAGACTGGGGCAATGAGATAAGTGTTAAACCTGATGGCTTACAAATTGCTGTATCAGCTCCAAAGACTACAGTCAACAGATTAAATCAAGGTGCTGTTTACATTTATACTCAAAGTGCTGGTAGTTTTTCTGATAACGTTCAAATTATAACAAGCCCTACTAAAGAACTTTCTGAATTATTTGGATATAAAGTAGATATTACAAATGATAATTTAGTAATAACAAGTCTTAATGGAGATCAAAAAAATCCAACTACGTTTGATAGTCAAAAAACTACATTTGATTTAGGATTTACTGAATTTTCTAATACAAGTATAGATGCAGGAATGGTATATGTATATGAAAATATTGAAGGTGAATATACATATAGCGAGAATTTTAGATTTGAAGATTCAACATATGAATTTGGCAAAAATTTATTAGCAAACAACAATCATGTTTATGTCGGTATTCCTTTCTATGCAGAACAGGATATAAAGGGTGTATTTTTAGATTATCGAAAGCCGAAAAATACTTTTGCCTGGAATATATATAAAAACATTAGTCCACCTGTCAATTTAGATTTGATAGAAGGTGCTTTCCTTTATAATAAAAAAGAAAATAAAATAGTTAGTTATGTAGATTATATTGATCCTTTGCAGGGCAAGATAGCAGGTCCTGCTGAACAAGATGTTACATTTAAAACATTTTTTGATCCTGCATACTATAACGTAGGTGTAATTGGGTCATCAAACGTAGATACAAAACAGGCTTGGTTAGATAATCATGTAGGACAAGTTTGGTGGGATCTAAGCACGGCAAGATTTGTTTATCCTTACCAAGGTAGTATAAACTATCAAAAAAATAATTGGAACTTACTTACAGAAGGTGCAACAATTGATGTATACGAATGGGTAGAAAGTAATATACTTCCTAGCAGATGGTCTGCATTAGCTGACACAGATAAAGGGACACCGCAAGGTATTTCAGGAGAGCCGTTATACGGAGATGGAAAATATAGTGCCAAATTAATTTATGATGACTTGTCTCAATCATTCACTACACGTTATTATTTCTGGGTGAAAAATAAGAAAACAATACCGTCTATAAAAAATAGAAATCTTAGTGTTTATGATATTGCACAATTAATTAGCCGTCCTAGAGAAAATAATTATAGGTATATTTCATTTGTAGGTACAGACAGGATAATTCTAAATAATTTTGATAATCTAGTATCTAGTAATGATATTGTTCTCAACATAAAATATAAGCAAAAACCGTCATTGGATTCTAATCTACACAAGCAATACAAACTTATTGCAGACGGTGATCCTACATCTGAAATACCGGAAGACTTAGACCGCAAGTGGCATGATAGCTTAATTGGTTTTGACACTAATGGTAGGAATGTTCCTGATTCATCATTACCTATACCACAAAAATATGGTATTTTGAATAGACCAAGACAAAGTATGTTTGTTAATCGCATAGAAGCACTAAAGCAGTCTATAGAACGAATTAATTTAATTTTCAAAGATAATTTAATCACAGACGATTTTGATATAAGTGAATTAAATAGATTTGATAATTTACCTACAGAAAAAACAAATGAATATGATTTACAAATAGATACGTTTGAAGAGTTACAATATGTAAGTACAAACAAATTATCTCAAGCTATACTCAAACCTATTGTGTTAAATGGACGAGTGGTAAGAGTTGATATAGAACAAACAGGACGTGGATATAAAACACCGCCCACTTTTGAATTAAGAGGTAAAGGCTCAGGTGCAGAAATTGAGTTATCTATTGATAACTTAGGTAGAGTTACTTCTGCAAATATAATTCAACAAGGATCAGGATATGACAATACAACTTCAATCTTTGTTAGACGCTTCAGTGTTTTAGTTGCGTCTGACAGCACAAGTATAAATTATTGGACAATTTATGGCTATAATGAAATTAGTAAAACTTGGTTTAGAAGACAATCTCAATCTTTTGATGTAAGACGCTATTGGAATTACATTGATTGGTATGCAAACGGTTACAATCAATTTACACAGGTTGATTATGAAATTGATCAAAGCTACCAATTAAAAGCTCTAAATCCACGTTTTGGATCTATAGTAAAAATAAAAGACATAGGATCTTCTGGATGGTTATTATTAGAAAGAATTGGTACAAGTGGTGCAGAAGATTATACATCAGATTATAAGACTATAGGCAGACAAAACGGTACAATTGAATTAAATGATTCTTTATATAATATCAATTCTAATGCGTCAGGTTATGATAATAGAAGTTTTGATAATGGAATTTATGATAATAATCCTGCAATAGAATTAAGGATAATTTTAGAATGTATAAGAGATAATATTTTTATTAATGATTTATCTGTAGAATACAATCAATTATTTTTTAGTTCATTGAGATACATTTTTGCAGAGCAAAAAAATGTTGATTGGATGTTCAAGAGTAGTTTTATAAAAATTAATCACAAACTAGGTGCACTTACACAGGATAGAACATTCGAACAAGATAATAAAGAATATTTTGAAGAATATGTAAAAGAAGTTAAACCGTATAAAACTAATATTAGAGAGTTTGTATCTAGTGTCGATTATACTCAACCTACAAATTCAGTTGTGACAGATTTTGATTTGCCACCGCAATACAACGATCAGTTTGGTAATATACAACCAATTAGCACCCAAGTGCTCGACGGGATTGTAAAATCTAATGTAGCTGATGCTGTGAACATTTATCCTAGAAAGCACTTCTTTGATAATTTAGGATTTAGTATTGATGAAATAATAGTCAAAGATGGAGGTTCTGGTTATACATTGCCGCCAAAAGTAGTCATAGGCGATGGTAATACAACTGCAACTGCACAAGCGTTTTTAGGTTATGGCAGAGTTACAAAAATACAAGTCTTGAATCCTGGACAAGGATTTATTAGTCCTCCTACTATAACAATTGAAGGATCACAAAATGAAACTGGAACTCAGGCAAAAGCATATGCAAGACTTACAAAAGGGGTTGTAAGAACACCTACAGTAAAAATTAAGTTTGATAGAACTGTCGGAGAATTCACTTTAGAAAATCTTGATGTTACAGAAACATTCACTGCAACAAATATAGACACAGTTTACGATTTAGAATGGCCAGTAAACGTAGAAGTAGATAAAATTAAGATTTTTGTAAACGATGAAGAGCAGTTGAGAAGCAAATATACTGTAACAAATGTTGAAGTTAGTGAAGGCAGTTATACATACAAACATGGTAGAATTACATTCACTAATCCATTTAACGCTGTATCAACTATTAGAGTAGAATATTATAAGTCTATTGAACTGTTAGACGCAGCAGACAGAATAAATTTTGCCTACAATCCTACAGGAAATATGTTTGGTAAAAAACTAAACCAATTAATGACAGGAATAGACTACGGCGGAGTTGAAGTAAGAAGTTTTGATTTCGGTGGCCCAAGCGGATGGGATAGTCAACCATGGTTTACTGATTCTTGGGATTCATACGAAAATACATTTGAAGATGAAGTTTTCTATAGTGACGGATCAACTATTGCAGTTGAACTAACCCAAGCATTAGAAGATGGTGTAGTTTATAATTTATACAAAAATGGTGTGAGAATAGATGATCCTAATTTTGATGAAGGTGATCCTGCTAATCCATTTGCAGTAGTTAACAGTGTTACTGGCGATGGACAACAGACAATAATCAATACACAAGATTTAGGAATTGAATTAAATGATGGTGACATATTCATTGTTAGAAAAATTACTAGTGATGGTAGTATTATCCCTGATTTAGCAAGTTATGATACTGCATTAGAAGGAGGCGATTTAGGTTATACTACTGCACAAGGTATTAATGCAGAAGAAATAATTACTGATGGTGATCTATTTGTGTCACCAACACAAGCAAAAACAGAAGAACTAGTGCCTGGTACAGTATATGATACTTTAGATATTAAGGTTCATACAAAAGAAAGCGGCGGGCAAGGTATTGTTTATTGTTTTAATTATGAAACAACAACTAGTGGTGATTACACACATATATTTAGACAATTACCTGGTTCGGCAGATAGCGTATTAGTAAAATATGATGGACAAATATTAAATGATACTCAATATACTATAGATTGGAGTGCAAAATCTGTCACAATTCCTGTAGAAGCTGACAAGCAATTATCTATAATTGTGCAAGAACAAAGCACTTCTGCAAGTATAAAATATTTAGGTGAAATTGTTTTGACAGGAGTGCTTTCACAGTTTGTGATTGATGAAGAATATAGCGAAGAAAAATCTATTTTTATAACAAAAAATGGACAGCCGGTAGAATATACTGCTTACAACTATGCGGATGATGTTGAAGGAGACAATAGATTTGCAGTCATACTTGAACAAGAAGCACAAGGCGGTGATGTTATTAATTACTCTGTATTTTCTAGTAACGAAGCAATTAGTTACAGCCAAGTAGTTACTGATCAATTTACAGGTAATGGTATAAACAATACGTTTACTCTACAAGGCACACCATTTTATGCACAACCTACTGAGCACAACGTAATTGTCCAAGTAGGACAAACTATACTTAATAGTGGATATAGTATAAACCATATTATACCGCAAAATAATCAACGTGAATACAGATTAGAGTCTTTCCAGCAACCTCCAGGATCATTGTCTGCAGATGGACTTAAGGTATTTTTGAATGGCCAAGAAATATTTACTCCTGAACAATGGCGCTTAGATATTGCAAATAGCGCAATTTTACTTAGTGATGAATACGGCGTACCAGGTGATAGTGTAGAAATTTACAATATTTCAGAAAGCGAATACACTATAGCAGGAACACAACTTGTACTTAATGATGTGCCAGCAGCGGACGAAAAGATATTTGTTTATCAGTATAGTAATCATGACTTAAAGGATATAGAAAAATCTCAATACGATGTTGTAAGACGTATGAATTTGATAAGTGACCAAGAAGTAAGATCTTATTTAAGATTGACAACAGGAGAACTTGAATTACGCAAGCCTGCACTAGATGCACAGTATGTTTGGGTAACAAAGAACGGCACACTTCTTACTCCTAGCGTTGATTATTATATCACAGACAATCGTAGGAAAGTTAGATTAACAGAATTACCAGACCAAAATGATGTTATTGAAGTAATACATTTTGCTGCCGATGTTAGTGTTGATGGCTTTAGTTATAGACAGTTTAAAGACATTCTTAATAGAACACACTTTAAAAGACTAGATGCAGCAGCAACGACTTTATTGCAAGATTTAGCATATGATGATTTACGTATAGAAGTAGTTGATGGAACAGATTTGCCGGAGCCAGATAAAGGCAAAAATCTTCCTGGTATATTGTTTGTAAATGGAGAACGTATAGAATATTTTGTCAAAGAAGGTAATACACTTAGACAATTACGCAGAGGAACTCTAGGAACAGGCGTTCCTAATGTGCATGCAACAGGAACTAAAGTTTATAACCAAAATAGAGATAAAACAATACCATATAGAGATACAAATTTGGTTTATAATGCCATTGCAGATGGATATACAAACACATTTGCAGTAAACTTTGATGTAACAGATAAAAATCAAGTCGAAGTGTTTGTTGGCGGAAGAAGACTGAATAAAAATACTATTGCTGTATACGATCCTACCAAAGCTCAAACAAGCCCGGACGGAGATGTAATAGTCACAGCTGAGTTTGATGTCGCAAATAACAGCTTAGTTTTAAATGAAATACCACAGGAACAAACTAGAGTTACAGTTATTAAAAAGCAAGGCCAAATTTGGAAAAAAGATAACGAAACACTAGGAACAGCACAAAATTCTATAGCACGATTCTTACGTGCAGGAACATATGAGCATCCTGAATAAATACAGTATAGGAAAACGGATAGTATGATGCAAGAAACTCATGGAATAATGGTGCAAGGTCATATAAAAATATTTGACCCAAAAACCAACGAAATTTATATAAACAAAAGAAATGCAATTCATTACGAAAATATGAGTATTGCATTGGCTGAAAGTCTTGCTAATGCAGGAGAAGGATTCATTTATGAAATGAGTTTTGGCAATGGTGGAACAAGTATTGATCCTACAGGTATCATTACCTATTTGACTCCTAATAGCACAGGAACAAATGCTAGTTTATATAATCAGACTTACAGCAAAGTGGTTGATGATAGAAGTGTAAACAATCTTGACCCTACTAGAAACAAAATAGAAACTAGGCATGTAAGCGGCACAAATTACACAGACATTTTAGTTACTTGTTTGTTAGACTACGGAGAGCCCAACGGCCAAGAAGCATTTGATACAGCATCGTCACAAAACAATGCTTACGTTTTTGATGAATTAGGATTGAGAAGTTACAGCGCAGACGGCACAGGTAGACTTATTACTCATGTAATTTTTCATCCAGTGCAAAAGAGTCTGAATAGACTAATACAGATAGATTATACTGTAAGAGTACAGAGTTTGACAGGATAATATAATGGCATATACGATTAATTATACTGACGTAGTAAATAAAGGCGCAATAATTGTTGAAGATGCCACGTTGAATAATGAAACTAGTTTGGTTTTACCAGGACGGAATGTAACGTCATATGGACAAGCAGTTTCTGAAAACTTTTTACATTTATTAGAAAATTTTGCAAATTCATCTGCACCTGAGCGTCCGGTAGAAGGGCAGCTTTGGTATGATACTTCGGAAGGTGTAAACCAGTTAAAAATTTATGATGGGACAACATGGGTAGCCAGCGGCGGCCTAAAAAAATCATCTACGCAGCCAGAAGTTTCTAATAGCACAGCAGGAGATGTATGGGTTAATACAGAATCGCAACAATTATACTTGTTTACAGGTTCTGGTTGGGTATTAGTTGGTCCAGAGTTTAGCGACGGTTTACTTACAGGCACGCAAAGCGAAGAAATAGTAGGCGACGATGATGTTACTTACACTGTATTAAGTATTAAGATTAAAGATAAGCCAGCTTTGATACTTACTGATCAATCGTTTATCCCAAAAACAACTATACCTGGTTTTAGAACAGGATTAAAAGCTGGCTTAAATATTACATCTAATCAGCTAGTGAACGAAGATTTAAAATATTACGGAACTTCGGAAAAAGCAGAAGCACTAGTTATAGGAAACCAAGTTATTCCTGCAGGAAACTTTTTAAGGGGTAATGCTTCTAGCCAATCTAATTTTGACTTAACAATTAAAAATAACGAAGGTATTACAATTGGTACAGGTAATCAATTAAAACTTTCTATAGAAAACGAAGCAGCTATTGTATCACAAAACATTGTAGGATCAAATATTGACTTTAGATTAAAAACATCCACTGCATTTCCTACAGTAGTACGTATAGACAGTGAAGGTTTTGTTGGTATTAATAATATAGGCCCTGAAGTAGAACTTGATGTAAAAGGTGATATCAAATTATCACCAAGAGATGGATTCCCCGATTCTGGTAGCTTAACGCTAGAAAACAATATTCCTAGTACAAGTATTAACTCCGGCTCAATAGTAACAGCAGGCGGCGTAGGAATTGCAGGTTCATTAAATGTAGGTGGTGATGTTGACATTGGCGGAGTTTTACTGTCAGGAAATATATCTCCAGACAGCTCCGGAACACGCAACATAGGTACAGCTAACAACAAATATGACCAAATTTTTGCAAATACATTTGTAGGAAACATCCAAGGTAACGTAAATGGCACAGTTACTGGCAGAGCAGGCTCTGCTGATAGACTAGTTAGTGCAACAACATTTGCAGTAGGTGGAGATGTAGAAACGAATACGATAGAGTTCGATGGACAAACAGGCGGAACTCTTAAACAATTTGATATTAGAATAGCAAACAGTTTTATTTCTAATAAAGAAACAATTTATGATGTTGACAACCAAGATGAAATTTTACTTAACAAAAGATCTGGTAACACAGGTGTATATAAAGTTAGTAAAAGAAATTTTCTAAAAACTATACCTCTAGTACCGGCAGGTGCAATTATGCCCTTCGGCGGCCAAGAAGCACCAGAAGGTTGGTTACTTTGTGATGGTTCGGAAGTTTTAAAATCAGATTATACAACACTGTTTAATGCTATAGGTTTCAATTTTAAAGACGCATCGTTACTTGCTGATCAAGGTGTCAACTCTTTTGCCTTACCGGATCTGCGCGGTAGGTTTGCAATGGGTACAGACAACATGGGAGGCATCTCAGCAAATAGAGTTACAGATATTGCAGCAGATGCAATTGGCGGTAATGCAGGTGCTGAAGCTAGAGGAATTGCTGCTGAAAATCTACCAGACCACGAACACGACATGGAAGCCCCTTCAGGTACCCAATATTATGGACTTAGAGTTGGTTCAGGAGAACCTGTTGATGAAGAAGCAATTACTTTCCAAATAGACCCCGGCACAGGCGGCACACAAGCTTATCCTGCAAGTGGTGGAGTGAAAACAGAATCTGAAGTTGGACAAGATTTGAATATAATGAATCCTTACTTAGCTGTCAATTATATAATTTATACTGGAACATAAAATGAGTTATCAACTTAACAAAACTGACGGAGCATTACTTACAGAATTAATAGACGGGCAAATTGATAATTCGTCTACAAATTTAGTTCTAGTAGGAAGAAATTATTCCGGGTATGGCGAATTTTTTAATGAAAATTTTATAAAACTTTTAGAAAATTTTGCAAATACTGCTGCTCCTAGTAATCCACTAGTAGGTCAGTTGTGGTACGATAAGAGTGCACAGCGTCTAAACGTATATGACGGAACAGCATGGAAAGCATCAGGCGGACCGTATGTACAAGATAGTCAACCGTCTATGGTTGCAGGCGATTTGTGGATAGATAATTTACGTAACCAATTGTATGCGTACGATGGTTCAGATTTAATTCTAGTAGGTCCACAATATACTGAAGCACAAGGTGTAAGCGGTTTCAAAATCGAAAGTATTTTAGATAGCCAATCTAGATCTAGGACCGTTGCTAGTTTATATATTGGCAACACTAGAGTTGCAATTTTAAGCTCGATAGCATTTACTCCGGTATATAGTCAACGAGTTTTAGAACTAGTTACAAATGATAATCCTAATGGTATAATATACGAAGGTATAAATGTAATTTCTCCAGATACGTTCAAGTTTTTCGGAACATCTAGCGGCGCTAATGCACTTATCACAGGCACAGGCCAAGTTCGTACAGCTGATCAATTTTTACCATCAGATGCTAACGGTGTAACAGTTGGAACATTAACAATACAAAATTCAGGTGGTTTAACAGTTGGCTTATCACAAAACCATGTACAAAAGGTTGTCGGACCAAGATATTATTTCGAAAATCAATTACTTGATCATGATATAAGTTTAAGAGTTAGAACAACACCGTCAGGAGCAATTATTGTTGATGCACTTTATATAGATGCATCAGAAGAAAAAATTGGTATATTTAACAATACTCCTCAGTACACTTTAGATGTTAACGGTGATCTTAGAGTAACAGGTGATTTGGTCGTAGAAGGTGATACTACAACTATAGAAACTTCTACACTAGTAGTAGAAGATAAAAACATAGAAATAGCACATGTCAATGGCGGAACTTATGGAAATAACGCTGCTGTCGACGACGGCGGCCTAACACTATTATCTAGTGATGGTAATAAAACTTTAACATGGAAAACTTCTACAAATTCATGGACTGCAAACACAAATTTTGATATTACAAGCACAGCCGACAGTTACAAAATTGGAGGTGTGGCTAAAGTTTTAAATGATAGACTAGGATCTAGTGTAATTTATGCTACTGGTCTTGTTAGAGTTGGCACATTAGAATATCTCAATGTTGATAATATTGCAATGGATGGCAATACTTTACAAAGTACAACAACATTGAATATTACTTCAGGAAACGTTGATGTCGATGGCAGGGGAATATTAATCACAGGCACAGGAGATATCCATGTTACTGATAGTCAAAAAATAACAGGATTAGCAGATCCAACTGAAAATCAAGATGCTGCTACAAAATATTATGTTGACAACGTTGTTGCTACTGAACCTATTGTCTTTTCTATGGATATCACAGGTTTAGGCACTGGTGCAACTTTGTATGATAATGTAATTGTATTTTTGAATGATCTTTATCCTGCTGTACTAGAAAATAACGGCAAAGTAGCAAGAATACATGCTACTTCGTATGCAGGCGCAACAGTTAGCGGAATTTCTATTACTGTTGCAGAAAATAACACAGGTGTTTTGCAAAAATCTTATGAACAGGTAGACTATGCTGATGGTAGCCAAGGACCTGTCGTTAGAGATATTGTTGCAAACGCAACAGCGTCTGGTAGTGCTGTTTTAACACCATCTAGACAACTATTAACTTTCTCATCTGACGGAGTAAGTTGGAACTTTGTAAGTGATACAGCGTATCCTTAAAATTGAATAAATAAGTATAATAGATACTTTAGGGGCTTGAACAAATGGCATATCAAATTGATAGATATAATAATACTGTTTTAACCATAGTTGAAGATGGTACAGTAGACCAAACTACCGATCTTAAGTTTATTGGTAAAAACTATGCCGGATACGGTGAAATACAAAATGAAAACTTTTTGTATTTGTTAGAAAATTTCAGCGGGGCAAACGAACCAGGAAGGCCATTAAGTGGCCAAGTTTGGTTTGATAGTGGCAATGCTAAGTTAAAATTCTACGACGGTAATCAGTGGCGCACTACAGGAGGTGCAGAAGTTGCTGTAACAGAACCTACCGGATTAACTGACGGTGATTTTTGGTGGGATACTACAAATGACCAACTTTATGTTTTCAATGGCACAGCTTTCATACTAATAGGTCCACAAAATGCTGGAGAAGGTGTTACACAAATGCAGAGTAGAGAAGTGTTGGATAATGGTGGCACTTCAAGAAGTATTATTGCTGCGACTGTAAATGACGAAGTAGTAATGATTGTAAGTCCAAGCCCTTTTACACTTGACAGCATTACAAATCCAATTACAGGTTTTGACTTTATAAACAGAGGTGTAACCCTAATTAATTCTAGCACAGGTGAAACTTCAACAACACACCGTTTTTGGGGAACAGCTTCTGATGCCGACAAGCTAGAAGGCACTCCTAAAGAAGATTTTGTTTTGAAGTCTAACCCAAATTTTACTTCAGCAGTTTCATTCCCTGATGCAGGAATACAAATAGGAGATTCGCAAGATCTTAGATTATTTGTAGAAAATGGTGTTGAAGGTGTAATATCCAATACAACTGGATTAAATAGCAAAATTAAATTTAAAGCAACAAATACAAACGGCACTGCTATCCATGTTGCAACTGTCACTTCAACTGGAATGATTCCAGGCCAAAATGATTTTTATGATCTAGGCAGCGCATCATTAGTATGGAACGATGTCTATGCAACTAACTTCATAGGTACAGCATCAAAAGCAACTACACTAGCAGACGGCAGCGGCAACTTCAGACAAGGTAGAGTAAACACTTCTAATAATACTGTTGTGATTAGAGATGCAACCGGAAATGTAAACGCAAACTTATTCCAAGGTACTGCAACTCAAGCTCGCTACGCTGACTTAGCAGAAAAGTATTCTACAGCAGAAGAACTTCCTGCAGGCACAGTAGTTTGTGTATGCAAACATGGCGATCATGAAGTTGAAGCAGCAAGCAGAGGTTGTATTGCAATTGGTGTAGTATCTACAGACCCAGCTGTAATGATGAACAGTGAAGCGGAAGGTCAATATATTGGTCTAAAAGGTAGATTGCCAGTAAGAATTATAGGCCCTGTTAATAAAGGTGAAGCAGTATACGTTGATGACAACGGTTGTGCAAGTACAGCTATTAACGGTGGCAGTTTAGTAGGCATTGCTTTGGCGACAGATAATAATGAAGAAGAAAAACTTGTAGAATGCGTACTAAAAGTATAAGGACCTGTCATGGCAGAAATTACAGCAGCACGAATTAACAATCTGCAATCTAGAATTGAATTAATATTAGGTAACGGATCGGGTATTAATGGCTACGGCCAAACTTTACAAAGTGTACCTATAGTACCTAACTCGATAATTGATGCTGATGACATAAACAATTTATATGCAGATATAATCAAAGCAAGAATACACCAAGTAGGCCCAAGTGATCCTAGTGTGCAAACAATTGCACAAGTTTTAGAGAATTTAAATGTTGTTGCAGATGAAACATCATTTACAGTAAGTGATGCTGGCATTGTTGCAGATGATCCAGATGGTTTTAAAAAGGGACTTGCAGACTTTGAAGAATTGATGTCTCAAGTTGAAACTGATAAAGGAAATATCCATCCTAGTCAAGCAAGCACTGCAATAGCCGATTCTTCTTCAAGAACAACAGTATGGAATGGATTAATTGTACACGAGTTTATTATTACATTTAACTCTCCAGATGCAAGAAGACACTTTTTTAACACAGGCGGCCAAATTCGCATTGATCCATCAAATGTAAATGCTTCACAGCCTAAAGGACTTGATTGGGCCCAATTAACAAACGAAGTTGGAGTAATAATATTTGATAGAGATTCAACTTCTAGCACTATATCAGGCGGTAGCGCAACAGGTAACTACGATTTAACAAGTTCTTATAATACTATTTTCACTAAAATCGGCTCAGGGTCTTATAGCGGAGTTTATGCAGGTAACACACTTGTTATAAAAGCAAGAAACATCAGTTCAACACAAATATCATTTAGAGTAGAATTTAATGACGTTGTTGGCGATAATGCAATTGACAACAATGTTGATGGCACACTAACAAATACAGTTAGTATTTACAGAGCATCAGGTGATGTTGCTGTGCCTGTACCTGGTGTATTTACAAATGTATCCTTGGGCGGAGTTCAGTCAGGATCATTACCTACTTACATATTGACTGCAAGCACATCTGCTGTCAACGAAGGAGGACAGTTTACAGTTACACTAAGTACATCTAATGTGCCTACAGGATCTAATGTTCCATATACAATCACAGGTGTAAGCCAAGCAGACCTAGCATCAGGTAGTTTAACTGGACAGTTTACTACAGACGGAAATGGAATAGGAGTTGCATCTTTTGCACTAGTTTCAGATAGTGTTACAGAAGGGGTAGAATATTTTGATCTAGCACTAGACAATGGAAGATCTACAGTTAGGGTTGCAATAAACGATACAAGTCAAACACCGCAATTACCTAGCTATCAGATTGTACCAAGCAATGCTTCTGTGAACGAAGGCGGTACAATTTCCTTTACTCTTAATACAACCAATGTAAGCCCAGGTACACAAGTGCCATTTACACTTAGTGGTGTACAAAGAGAAGATTTATCTAGTGGACTTTATACATGGGATGACTGGTATAATGAATTTTCTACTGTATATTGGTCTGGATTTAACAAGGCATCTGTGCTTGCACGAAAAGATATTATAAAACCTTACTATGAAGGTAATGATGCGTATAACACAGATTTTGGACAGTTATTTGGATTGTTTAGAAGACCTGATGCTGCCGGTTTAGCATATTGGGTAGATGTTTCGCTTCAGCAGTATGGAACAGGAGAATCATTTACTAATGTGTTCTTTAGTTCAGTGCTCCAAAGTACAGCAGTTATACCTTGGATAGATTCAGATGGAAGATCCGATTCACAAAGATCGCAAATATTTGACAAACCATTTTTACGTGGAACCGCCGCAGGCGTGGTAGGAGACAGAGGCACACCGGGCGGCGGCGTGTCAACAAATCTTACAGATTCGTTTACTGTTTACAGTAATACAGCAGTGGTAAATTATAATCTAGTGCCTGATTATACTACAGAAGGTCCAGAAACTTTAACTATTACACTAGATAATGGACAAGCAACAGCTAGTATCTCTGTAAATGACACAAGTAGAACCCCGACACCTGGAGAAGAACCACCTGCACCTATACCCGATCCAGTAATACGATCATTTGCATGGAATCGACAGAGTGCTAATTACGGCGATCCTGTAAACGTCAACTGGACAGTAGAAAATAGTACAAGTGTTACAATAAGTATTTCAGGATTGGGCACTACTACTACAGTTACTTCTACAAGTGCAAGCGGAAGCACTGACACATTTAATCTTCCGTCAGACTCTGGAAACTTAATTGCTACAATTACTGCAACTAATAGTGCAGGAGAATCTAGAACAGCAAGTACAACATTAGAAGTTACAGCTCCTGCACCGATAATTGATTACTTTTACAGTGATCCGACAAGCCCTGTTGGACTCAACAACCCTGTTTTCTTTGCATTCAGGGTATCAAATGCAACATATATTGAATTAACTAGAGATTCGAACGATAGCGTTTGGAATAGATATCCAGACATAACAGACATAACAGAAGAAGATTCAATAGGTGCATACGCATTTACCTCGGAAGGTAGTAAAACATGGACACTTTTTGCTGGAAATGACGATGGAGAAATAACGAGAACTATCACGGTTACAGCCCAAAGTACATATCAGCCCCAAGCTGCTTACTGGATGGTTGAGCCTGAATGGAGTGGATTACTACAGTCTACAACAGTAGGCACTACAGGCAGAGGTTTTGCGCAAGCAGGAGGCGATGTTGACACAATTGTTTGGAGTGCATCAGGTCCGTCATTCTCAAACCAGTCTGGAACCACAGGTTTAAGTAGTGGTGTAGGATACTACACACCTAATTTAACATTCACTACAGCAGGCTCGCATGTAATAACTATGACAGCCAGTGGACAAGGCGGCACAATTATTGGCACAGACACTATTACTGTTAATGCAGTGCTAGAACCAGAATACGAATTAACACCGTCCTCTCTTTCAATAGTTGACGGCGAAGTTGCAGAATTTGTTTTAACCACACAAAATGTGGAAGATGGAAGCCAATTTTATCTTACAACACTAGTAGGTCAAGGAAGCCCTATAGCAACACTAGCTACTGGTGGTATAAGTAATGGAACTGCTTCTTTCCGTATCGAGGCAGGAACTTTAGACCCAGGCACATATACTGTTGCCATTGAACCACAGGCGGAAGACGATACAATTCTTGCAACAGCAACACTAGTAATTACAGAAGCCGAAGCAAGTTATACACTTTCACCTTTGACACCTAGTACAACGAGTGGACAGTCAGTAACATTTACCCTTACAACCACAAATGTGTCAAATGGTACTACAATATACTTTAAATTTGTTAATTCACTTAATGCGTCTGAAATTTATACTCTAGAAGACACAGTTTTCAACAACGAGGCAAGTATATCGTTTGATACTACAGGAATCAGCACAGGCATTTATAGTTTAGACGTATTTAACACTGTTTATGATGGCGTAGTTGTTGCAACAGGCTTGCTCAGAGTAGATCCTGTAGTGCCAACATATAGTTTGCTTCCTAGCTCAATGACTAAGGTTGATGGAGAAAGTATAGGAGTGTTTACCTTATCAACTACAGATGTTTCAGACGGTACAGAAGTTTATGTTACTATAGACAAAGCCAGCAACGGAGCATCAAGATCTGTCAGCAATCCTACTATAAATAATAATTCTAACAGCTTCAATATTACATTAGTACAAGGAACACTAGTTCCTGCAAGTGACTATAGTGTAAATGTAAGAACAGGTAGCTATTCTGGACCAATTGTTGCTTCAAGTTCATTGACTATTACACCTGCTCCAACTTACGAACTAAGTCCACAAAGTTCGACTGTTTTCAGTAACTACGGAAGCGGTGCTGTATTCTTTACAGCGACAACTACGAATGTACCGCAAGGAACACAGCTATACTGGCATGTAGGTCCAAATTCAAATGCAAATGTCGCAGATGCATCTGGTGTGGTTACTGTAGGTGCTAACGGTACTGCACAGTTTGCTTATACACCTAGTAGTCCTGAAATAGATGCGCTATATACGGCCTATCTAAAGACAGGCGGACAAGCAGGCGAAATAGTAGAAACAGCATTTGTTACTGTTATAATACGCACAGACGAAGGCGCAGAAATACCGTAAGTTTCTTTCCTACAGATCCTAAAACAAATAAATACTGTAAGGAGAAACGAAATTGCCTGTTACTATAGCTGCATCGAGATATAACGATTTATATTCCCAAGTACAACAACTTCTCGGACCCGCCATTGCTCCAACTTATGACTGGGACGATTGGTACGATGAATACAAAAATACATATTGGGGCGGCGCAGCAAAATCAACTGTACTTGCCTACAAAGACTTTGTTGTAAATTTATACGAGAGTAATGATACTTTTAGTACAAGCCTAGGCACTAGATACGGATTGTTTAGAAAAGCAAAGGCATTGGGTGTAGCATATTGGGTAAATGACTTAACTAACGGTATCACCCAATCAAAAACCATAGATAACTTCTTTTATGCTGCAAGTCTTAGTACAACTGTTCAGTCAGACGGTCAAACAGATGCTCAACGATCATTAACTTCTAGTAAAAGTTTTCTATATTCTGGAGTAGGAACTGTGGTATCTGATAGAGGATTAAGTGGATATGGTTACGGCCAAACGCTCCTTTCTGGTCCTGTAAATCCTAATACTTCAAAAATTGATGACTCTCAGTACATTGCACTATATGCTGACATAGTAAGAATTGATGCTCATCAGAATGGAGCAGGAGCTATCACTACCCAACCCTTTGTTGTAGGCGATTACGATACTAATGCAGGAAATACTGATCTAGTTGAAGAAGCTTACATTGCTGGTTTAGAATCTAAAATGTCCGCACTGGATACAAATAGATTCAGTATTGATGCTGTTGGACAAGCAGACATTTTAGAACTAGAAGATTCTAGTTCAAGTCCGTTAACAACTAGTAGAAGTTTAATATGGAATACTAGCATCAATCATATTTTTACAGTAACGTTTCCAAGCCAGGCAAGTCGCGATGCATTTTTTAATGCAGGCGGACAAGTTAGATGCTCTCCTAGAATTTCTTACACTGGCGGACAAGCAAAGACACTAACGTGGCAACAGTTGTGTAATGATGTAGGAAGTGTTCAAATGGGTGCTACAAATACAGTAGATAGCACAGGAAAAGTTGTTACTCAAGGCTATAACAACTTGACAGGTACATATAAAAGAGTTTACACAAGTAATAGCGGTGTTGCTTATACAAATAGTGTGATTGCATTAGACGCACTAATCCCGTCGACAACACAGGTTCAATTTAAATTACAATTATTAGACAATCATAGCGAAACAATAGATGAATATGTACAGGGTGTAGTTACTAATTCAGTATTTCTTAGAGTGCCAAACGGCGAAGTATCATTTAACGGACAAACATACACAACAGTTTCCTATACTGACACACCTGTAGGTTCTAACGTCTCTAATTTTTAAGCCAAACTTTCATTGACAATCGTAAAAATCTGTTATATACTATAAGTTAAAGTATACTAGGAGAATCTCTATGGACGAACGTCTTCAAAAAGCACTTGACTTTAGTAACTATATGGTTACTTTTAATAATCAAAAACGTGCATTAGCAGAAAAATACAATCAAGACTTACTTTATTATCATCTTGGTGCACAATTTACAGTGACAAAGGAGTTAATTAATTTTTGTTATACTCTTGTTTCTACTGATAACACAGAAGTTGTATTAGTTGACGATAACGGATCTCCAGTACAAATTACAGATTTAGAAAATTTCCATGCTAATATTCTTGATGTATACTTTACTGCATCTAACGAATATTATAATGAATTTGTAAATTTAAAGAAAAAAAGAAGTGTATCAAAATTAGTAGAAATTGATGAATAAAGGTGTATTAGTAATTGCTAGAAACAACAATAATATAGATTATGTAAAACAAGCTGTTTATCTAGCAAAAAAAGTTAAAAAACATTTAGATCTTCCTACATCAATAATTACAGATAATATAGAATATCTAAATAAGTCATTTGATCCTGAAGTATTTGATCATATTATTTCTGTTGGATATGAATCCAAAACAAATACAAGAAGTTTTTATGATGGCGGATTGGCATCTAAAACAGATAATTTTAAAAATTCTTCAAGGTCGTCAGTATACGATCTAACACCATATGACGAAACATTATTGCTAGACAGTGACTTTGTAGTTAACAATAACTTATTTTTGAATTGCTTCGACAGCGATCAAGACTTGTTATTGTATAAAGATTCATATGATTTGAGTAATAATAGGAACACTAAAGAATTTGAATTTATAAGCGACAGTGGGTGTGACTTTTATTGGGCAACGTGTGTGTTTTTTAGAAAAACAGAAACAAATAAAATGTTTTTCGATTTAATAAAGCACATACAAGAAGAATGGAATCATTACAGAAGATTGTATCAAATACAATCACAACTTTTTAGAAACGATTTTGCTTTTAGTATTGCAATACATATTCTAAACGGATTTAATAAAGGAAACTTTGCTGGGCAAATGCCAGGTAAATTAACGTATATAACAGACCAAGATATACTTTGGAATACTAAGGACGAAACTATGACATTCTTAGTTGCAAAAAAAGATTATCTAGGTGAATATCACGCCATCGCAGTAAAAGACATGAATGTGCATGTAATGAATAAGTTTAGTCTTTCAAGAATTATAGATCAGGAGATGGCAGTTGAGCAATAGAGGATTTTTAGTTTTAGCACAAGATTCTGACTCGGGCGATTATATAGGCCAAGCATGCTTGTTAGCTATGAGTTTAAAAGCTACTAATAATTTGCCTATTAGTTTAGTAACTAACGACGATGTTCCTAATAATTATGTATCTTTGTTTGATAAAATAATTCCTATTCCTTTTGGCGATGATGCAGTTGACAAAGAATGGAAAATAGAAAATAGATGGAAACTTTTTCACGCCTCGCCTTATGAGGAAACTGTTGTACTAGATACCGATATGTTAGTACTAGAAAATATAGACAGTTGGTGGGATTTTCTTAGCAATTACGATGTATATTATACAAGTAAAGTCTATGACTATAGAGGAAATGTTGCTGACACAACATACTACAGAAAAGCATTCATAGAAAATAATTTACCTAATCTATTTTCAGGATTTCATTATTTTAAGAAAAATGACATTGCTATGAATTTTTATAAAGAACTAGAAACTGTTGTCAAAGACTATGGTAAATTTTACGAAACTGTTGTGCCAAAATCTACTCCTAGTTTTCCTAGTATGGACGTATGCGCAGCAATAGCTGCTATAAATTTAGATTGTGTAGACAATATAACTAATCCATTTGTAAAAAATCCTACATTTACACATATGAAATCTTACTGTCAAGGATGGGAAGATGTTACAAAAAGTTGGTTAGATAAAGTAGGATGTTATATTAATACAAAGTGCGAGATAAAAATTGGCAATTATTCGCAATCAGGTATTTTACATTATACAGAAAATGATTTTGTAAATAAAACACCTGTGTTAGAAAGATATAAGGTGTTATTAAATGTCTAACTTAAAAGATTTAATTAATAGTATCAAGATACAACAAGCCGAACAAAATGAAAGCTATGTATCTTATGATAAAGCTGATGGAAAAATCTACAAAATTACTAGCAAGCGTCCACTAGAAACATCTTACGAAGTTATCGCTGTTCCGTCGGATGTTGTTGCTCCTATACTTGAAGGAACAAAAAGTGCAGCTGACTATACAGTTATATACGATTTTGCAGCAAAACAGGTTGTAGTAAAACAAGTCAATTATGAAGATCATTATAATTCAGCTAATTTGTTTATGCACGAATTTACACGGGTAAGCACTTCAAGAGACGGACACAGTAATTTTGATAAAATCTATGAAGGTATAAGTGTCGACATCTGGATAAAACAAGACAGTTATAAAGCAGGACAACTTGTTTTTTATAATAATAATGTTTATAAATTGTCGTGCGATAATAAAGCAGATGAAGAATTTGATATAAAAAATTCTCTTTTGTTTGTAGAAGATGTTAAACTTACTAATGCTTCTACTATAGATCACACAGTTGCATTAGAAGTAACCACACCTATATATGATGGCATTCATGTAGATGTTTGGTACGAAGAATTAGATCATGTTGCAGGACAACATATTTTTTATAAGGATGTAGTATATAAACTTAAAGCAGACCAAAAAAAGAATACAAAATTTAAAAAATCTAACTGTGAAGTAGTTGTAGAAAATGTGTTATTATACAACGATGAAAATAAACTTTTAAAATTTGATGAAGTTAATGGTATAGGCGACAAGTTTTTAGATCATAATAAACTTTACATGAGAGATCTGCATGAAATTTATCATGAAAGAGAATTTGGAGAAACATTTTTTTATTCTGGAAACAATTTAATAGAAGTTAAAGATGGCGAAATTAGTGTTATCAACCTTGCAACAAGTGATATATATTCTGTAGATAAAAATTTCTTGCATATTGATGCACTTGAAGATTTGCGTAATGGATCTAAAATTTTAATCGGTAAAGAACTGTATCTGTTTCATGTAGATAGAGAGTTTGATTTAGTAATTAAACAAAATAATAAACTAAAGCAATGGGAGTTTAGTTTGAATCCAATTACTAAAAAGTTTTTGAAAACAGCAGGGTTTTCAACAGATGACGTAGTTTATTTTAGCGTTACTGAAAAGTATGATCCAAACATATTATATAAATCTTTATCAATTCCTGTACAAGATTTAATAAGCAATGAATATGTAAATGTTAAATTTGAGGACGGTACTGATTTTACTAAAATAGAAACAAGTTTATATACTACAAAGTATTTTGAAAATTATGGACATGAGGTAATAAATTAGATGAGTAAATTTAAGCCCATTGATTACGATATCATTTATCTTAGCTATGACGAGCCTAATGCGGAAAAAAATTACGCAGACTTATGTAGCAAAGTGCCTTGGGCAAAACGTGTGCATGGCGTAAAAGGATCAGATGAAGCACATAAAGCGTGTGCTAGACTTAGCGAAACTGATCGTTTTATAACAATTGATGGCGACAATATAATAGATGAAAACTTTCTTAACCAAGAAATTGATTTTGAAGAACATACCGATTTGTCAAACTGTGTAATAAGTTGGGCAGGAAGAAATATTGTAAACGGACTTATGTATGGAAATGGCGGCATAAAATGTTGGCCTAAAGATTTTGTATTACGTATGCGCACCCATGAAAATGCAGATCCAAACAATGCTCATGCACAGGTTGACTTTTGTTGGGATGTGCAATACATACAACAGAATAGCTGTTTTTCGGATGTGTATAATAATGCTACTCCTCAACAAGCATGGAGAGCAGGATTCCGTGAAGGTGTGAAAATGGCACTTGATCGCGGAGTAAAGGTCACTATAGATGAATTTCATAAAAATCATTGGAAAAATTTACATAGGCTTTATGTTTGGTTAATGGTAGGTGCTGATGTAGACAATGGTTTATGGGCAGTGTACGGTGCAAGAGATGGATTGTATAAAACTATGTGCACAGATTGGGACTACATCAATGTACGTGATTTTGAATATCTCAACGATTTTTACAATAACGAAGTAGCACAAATCACTGAAGAAGAATTACACGAAAAAATAACTGATTTAGGAAAAGTGTTGATTAGTAAACTTGAGGTACCTATCGCAGAGGAACCTCTAAATAGTCAACAAAGTAAATTTTTTAAAACGGTATATACTAATCCAAATAGGATAGATCAAATAATTGATATAGAGTAGAGGAGTAACTTTGTCAAAAAGTTCATATAACTCTAATGCAGAAATTGCAAGAGAAAAATTAAATTCTGTAAGTTGTTCAATGTGTCTTGCTAAGTGGACACAGGTTACTATGCACTTACATAACGGCCATACGCACAGTTGTCACCACCCTGCTCCGCATTTTGTTCCCCTAAATGAGCTAGAGAAAAATCCGCATGCATTGCATAATTCTATGCATAAAATACAACAACGTAAAAAAATGTTGGCAGGCGAACAACCTGAAGAATGTAATTACTGTTGGAATATTGAAAATTTAAATCAAGGACACCTAAGTGATAGACACTATAAAAGTGGTGAAGATTGGAATGAAGGACAATTAGAAAAAATAAAATTAAATCCTTTAGATGAAAAGTTTTTGCCTACTTATGTGGAAGTCAGTTTCAATAATACCTGTAACTTTGCATGCATGTATTGTAGTCCCCAAATATCTAGCAAATGGATGGAAGATATAAAACAAAGCGGAGGCTACGATATTGGAGACTATGAAGTACACAACTTAGATTACATGAAACAAAAAAATCTAATACCAATACTTGCAAGAGAAGAAAATCCGTATATTGATGCATTTTGGAAAATATGGCCTGAACTATATACTAACCTAAAAGTATTTCGTATCACAGGCGGAGAACCTTTACTAAGCAAACATACTTGGCGCATATTAGAATACATACAACAAAACCCTAACCCTAATCTTGTGCTAGGAATAAACACTAATCTTGGTGTTCAAGATGTATTCATAGATAGACTTATTGAAATTGCAAATGATCTCATACAAAACAATAAAATAAAAGATTTTGATCTGTATACAAGTGTAGAGAGTTTTGGTGAACAAGCTGAATATATACGTGACGGTATGGAATTTGATACATTTATAAGAAATCTCAATAGGGTAACAACACAAATACCTATGTTAGATTGGAAAGCCAAAACAATTATTATGGCAACTTATAATTTATTAAGCATTCCTAATTTTAGAAAATTACTTGAGTGGTTATTAGAATGGAGAACACAAAACGGATCTAACACTTGGAAAAAGTTGTGGCTAGATATAAGTTATTTAACATACCCTGATTGGCAAACTGTGGCACTAGCAGGAGAAAAAGAACTGCGTATAATGCAAGAAGATTTAGCGTTTATGCAAGCAAATAAAGAACAACTAGTAGGGCATCACGGTTTTCAAGATACAGAAGTAGATAAAATGAAACGTGCCGTAGACTTTGTTCAATCAAATTTAACTAAAGATAAATCAAGAGAAATGAAACAGTTTTACAAATATTTTGAACAGTATGATTTGAGAAGAGACAAAAATTTCTTAGAAACTTTTCCTGAATTAGTAGAATTTTACTACAAATGTAAAGGATTAGTTAATGATTAAAGTTCCTATTTGGTGTAGACAAGATGTAAATGATTTAGGTATTTCGTTAGATGGAGTACCTAGAGCAGGATTTGTTTGTGGCGTAAAGAAAAAGTGTTTACGGGATCCTAAATTTCAAATTCAAATACACGGCGATCCGTGGATACATTTAGGATTAGTTAAAGATAAAGCAGTTTATACCTTCCAGATTATCACAAAAACAAAAAAACAAAGGTACTTCTATCCTATCCCGATGTTCGGCCAAGATCCGGAACTAATAAAACAAATGACTGAGATAGAACCTGGACATCTAAAAAACATTAGAGCAGGTAGATGCAAAATATTAATTTATAATACAATGGAAGGGTGGAATCATGATAATTTTGCAACAACTCTAATACGTATCATATGTGATATGTATAATCTCACAGCAAAAAACTTTGTTTTGTTGACTGGTAATAGAGATGATACAGGCTTTGGCACAATTAACGTTTATCATAATTGGTGGGAGTTTCACATGTACTTTGAAAATGCGCAAGAGTTAATTATACAAGGAAGAAACAGTCAATTACAAAAAAGACCTAATAAGTTTATATGTTTAAACAGACGTCCGCACCCACATAGATTATTGTTAACAGCATTATTAGAAAATTATAGAGACAAGGGTATATTAACTTGCGGTAAAGAGGTTGATAACGGCAGTTTATTTGTTTTTGATAATTCAATGACACGTATTGAAGAAAAATATACTAATTTAAAACCTTTGATTTCAGATAAATTTATAAAAAGTCTGCCATTTGTATACGAAGAAAATATAAATGCAGCAGATGATAATCCTACTGTAGATAACAACTGGGATAAATTTCATAACAGCTATTTGCATATTGTTACAGAAACTTTTCAAGAGAATGGCCAAACTTTTTTTAGTGAAAAAATATTTAAGCCAATTTATTTCCAGCAAATGTTTATATTAGTCGGAGCACAACATGATCTTAAAGGCTTGCAAAGTTTAGGTTATAAAACATTTCATCCTATCATTGATGAACGGTATGATGACATAAGTAGTCATGAAGAACGATTAGTAGCTGTATCTAAAGAAATAGATAGATTAATAAACTTATCCGATGAACAATGGATTGAAATGTATAAAGAATGTAATGATATTATAATTCATAACTTTTTTCATTGGTTATATAGACAACAGACGATACATATTAATTTACGTGAAAATTTGTTAGAGGCTTTAAATGAATAGATTAATTGTTTTTGGTTGTAGCTACACATATGGTCATGGTTTGCAAGATTGTATAGCCAGCAACGGTTCTGGTCCAGGATTGTATCCTAGCAAGTTTGCTTGGCCACAACTTGTAGCAAATGTTGCAAATTTAGAATGTATTAACCAAAGTGATCCCGGATCTAGCAATCAACAAATATTATGGCAAATAGAACGCTTTAATTTTGAAGTGAATGATACTGTAATAATACATTGGAGTTTTTGTAACAGAGCAATGTATAGGACAATAAAAAATGATATAGTCAAGATAATGCCGCATTATAGTAAATCAAAAGGGCTTGTACTTGCTAAAAAGTATTATGCATTAGAAAACGAATTAAATATGTATGATAAAACACGAATTTTTTTAAACTATGCAAATTACAAGTTAAAAAATATAGGAATAAAAAAAATTATTAATTTTTCACCTATACTAGAACCTAATATGGAGCAAATTATAACAAATCTTAATTTGCAATACGATTTTAAAACAGATGATATAAATTTAGTGCATTACCACAAAAAGAATCTGTTTCCTGATGCAGATACTGCACTAGATAATAGTCACCCTGGACCTAAAACGCATCAAAGGTTTGCTGAGTACATACTAGGGGAATATCCTTGGCTAAAAGACTAACAGAAACAGATCCACAAGCAGCGGCACTAGAAGTGATTCCTTTGTTAGAGGAAATATCACCTAGCATGTGTATGGCCAAGTGGCTGTGGTCAAGTATTCATTTAACAACTGGACTAACCAACAGTTGTTTTCTACCACCTTTGCATAAAATAGATGCAGCAGAAGTAGAAGTAAATCCTAAAGCATTACATAATACAGCACAAAAGAAAAAAGAACGTGCTGCAATGCTATGCGGAGAAAAACCAGAAGGTTGTTCAACCTGTTGGCGTGTAGAAGCAATGCAGGGAGATCATCTTAGTGATAGATTTTATCGTTCATCAGAACCCTGGGCACAAGAAGGCTGGGATGATGTAATTGCTAAAGGTGCAGAAGGTGATATTGAACCACGTTATCTAGAAGTAAACTTTAATCATGCTTGTAATCTAGCGTGTTCATACTGTTCTCCACATCTAAGTTCTAAGTGGGCAGAGGATATTGAAGCAAACGGTCCTTATCCTACGCTAGTACCACACAACAGTATAGAGTATTTTAAACAAACAGGACAATATCCAATACCTGTTAGGGAACACAATCCATATGTAGAAGCATTTTGGAAATGGTGGCCTGACTTATATCCTAAACTAAAACATTTCCGTATGACAGGCGGTGAACCGCTACTTGACAAGAATACATTTCGTGTGTTAGATTATGTTGTAGACAACGGACGTCCTGATCTAGATATGAGTATTACTAGTAACGCTAGTGTGCCTGAAAAAAACTGGAATCGTTTTGTAGACACTGTAAGTTTTATTACAGAATATAATAAATTAAATTCGTTTAGACTATTTGTAAGTGTAGACGGGTGGGGAAAGCAAGCAGAATATATGCGTGATGGTCTAGACTTTGATCGTTTATGGAACAACGTAAACAACTATCTAGCAAAGACACACAACGGGCTAGTAACGTTTATTGTTACATTTAATATGTTGAGCTTGCCTAGCATTAAACGCTTGCTAGAGGGCGTATATGCGCTGCAAAAGGCACACAACGTGCGTAAAGTACGCAGAGACGATGCTACAGGTAAATTAACGTACTACGGCAGTCATCGTGTGTTTGTTGATACACCTGCACTACATCATCCTGCTTGGCAAAGTCTAAAACTTGCACCACAAGAACATTGGCATTATGCAGAATCTGCATTAGAGTTTATGAAAGCTCATCCTGATGGACAACGAGAAACACGATGGACAGGATTCAAGCCACACCAAATTGCTAGATTTGAAC